ACTTTAGCGTAGTTAACTGATACGTTACGGATGATTGTTTGCATGATAAACTCCTTTACATGCTTGGTTAGAGACATGAGTGTCTCGAAAGATAGTCCCAAAGTGGAACTATCTTAGGTGCTACTCACTTTTTATTTCACCTAGAAAAGTTAACAATGAACGTTGAGAACCTAATCGCTTAACAAGCTGAGTTCCACACCATGAGCCTTGATGCCAACCATTTTCTAAGCTTATCCTAGCGATTGTTTTCATTGTACCGACAAAGACTTCATCGGTTACATTGTGTTTGAAGATGTACTTTCGTTCGTCTTTGAAAGAGCCTTTAGCATACATATCTTTAGTGAAGCCTTCACTGATGTAGCTTTCGAATTTTCTACCTTGTATTTCAAAGTAGCCAGCGTCTTTCTTTAAACCTAATACACGTCTCAGGTTTTCGTTTAGAATTGGATCAATGGTTAGTTTCATTTAGAAATCCTCCTTAATGTAGCCGTTGTAGTCAGTGATTTGTATTGCAATTGGAATTCCTTTTCTTATTTCATTACCTCTAAAAGATATTGGCGTATCTGGTAATAGTAACATTATATTGCCAATTGATTGATTACTTATTAGTACTTCGTCGGGCAGCTCATTCATACAAGAATCTATAACTTTGATAGGTTTTGTACTACGCAAGTTCATTCTCCATTTAGTACTACTTATTTTTGCTCTACCAAATTTGTACAATTCTTCGTATCGATCTCCATCGAATTCGATTTGGATTGAGTAACCACCGTATGGTCCTTCAGTTCTAGTTTTATCCCAATTTAATGTAATATTTTTCACTATAACTTTACGCATTTTTCAGCACCATCACTACTTCTTTGTAGGTTTCTATTTTGTCTTCTAATCTACTGATGATTTTGAATAGGCTATCATTTTGTTCTTTGTAATGAGTTACTTGTTCTTCTAGACTTTCAATTTTCTTATCTGCTAATTCCTGTATTTCTTGGTACGTTTCAATCTCTTGAGCATGTGTTGCTAACTCCGCAATCATCTTAGATTGATTAGAGAGTTTATCGTTTAGTTCATCGATTGTAGTTTGCATTTCTTGTTTAGTCATTTTTATTCTCCTAGCTCTACTTCAAGTTTAATTCCTTCTTTCGGATTAAAGATATTAAATAGTTGGCCGCAAAGTTCGTTAATATCTTTTAGCTGTTCAGCCCTTTCAGGATAATCTTCTTTAATGTCTTCTGCAGTTGAATAGGCAAGTAGTGAAGTATGTAGCATTGCATTTGCAAGCTTTATTTGGAACTCTTTATCTAAGTACATTTAAATCTCCTTAACCAGCATTTAGCACATAGCCAGTAGGTTGCAAAGTCAGTTGCGTCTGACGGTGAATCACAATTGTCACACTTTGGTCTTATATTATGTATATGCATATGATTGTCCAGAGTAAGATTGATTCGATCATTTAGTCCTCCTTCGGTTCACATTATCACACATAAGGACACACCACTACAGGGAATACTCCACGTAAACCCAGAAGTATTCCCAAAGTGGTCCTATTTATGCCCCTGTAGTGCGCATTGACTGTATTCTGTCTTGTTCAGAGTACCACTCAGAGAGAATTTCTTGGAAGAAAGGAGTTTCCCCTGGACCCGCAGCTTCTTCGCAGAGTTCAATGTATTTATCTCTCATTTTCTTTTCAAGACGTTTGTCAGGGTGATATATCTCGCTTATTTCTAAGCCCATTGTCATAGCCTCTTTTGCCTCGATAGCTATTTGTTCATCTTCTCTTACTTCTCTGTCTTGTAGTTCTACCGAAATGTCCTGCATGAGGTTCTCCAGTTGTCTGTTAGACATATCTTTAATGTTAAGGTTACGAATAATCATCACTTTGTTCCTTTCGAGTACTGTTCGATACGCTTCTTGTTCGCTTCAACACGTATCTTGTTGGCTTCTTTCTCTGCCCATTCTTTCAGCGCAGTTGTTGCTAGTCCATTCCACATAATACACTCCTTGTGGCTGTTGAGGATACAATTATCCTTTAGGATAGCACCCCGTAGAGTGCTACCCAGAAGGCAAATTGATTACAGGTTAAAGCCAGTAAGCGCAGAAGCACCAGCAGGCTTTATGCCGCAGAAGAAGTTAGGTGAAAACACCGCACCACCACGCGAGCTAATCTTGTTTGGTGTAACTGCTGTACACACAACAATCTCGACTTGATTGGCATGAGCTTCACGAAGGGCATTGATAAATGCCTCCGGAAAGAAACCACCAAAGACATCTGGCTTACAAGTAAACTCTGCACCAGTATCTAGCCGGATTTTGATGTTGCCAGCTACAGAACCTGCAGCTACAATCTTGCCAACTCCTTGTTGGTTCCTCCAGACAACCGTAGTAGGCTGTCCGTTAAGAACCGGGTTAGAAGGCACGAATGTAGCAATCTCCTGTGCTTGAGTTGCAACAACAGTCATTTGATTAAACTTACCCATAGCTAATCTCCTTGTACTAGGGTGTTAGGGCATGATTGCCCGCAGGACAGAAGTGTCCTCTCGGATAGTCCTAGCAGGACTACCCTGGAAGCTACTCCACAGTTTCAAACTCAACGCCTGTCACATGCTTGATCATACCAAGAACAGCCGGAACTTTAGGATCTTTGGGAGGCAATGCCTGGAGCGCCTCAAATAGACCTTTAGAATCCTTAGCAAGCGTTAGATTGAGCAGCTTTAAATACTCATCATCGACTTCGATAAACATAACAAACTCCTTCTGTTAAGGGAAACCAACAGCGGCAACCCACGAGGACGCTTGGCAAGGGAGGAGAACCAAGCGCCCACGAGGACAGCCAAAAAAAAAAAGAGACCCCCGAAGAGGTCTCTCTTGTTTTATTTGCAGCATCCTTCAACACCGCATCCTTCACCAGGAGTGTATGACTCCTCATCGGGAAACCCGTAGTATTCCCAATCGGGAATTGACTCAGGCTCTTTTGGTGTGGCTACCACACCTGGTGTGGCTTCTAAGGCAGCACCTAGGATTTCTCCAAGAGTTCTGTCCTTAGCTGGTTCAGCCTCTGGTTCGTCTCCGAACTCGCCAACGCCCCAACCACCGCTGTCTGCATAAGACAGCAAGGCTTTGACCTTGGCTTCGGCCTCACCGTACAAGCCTTCATACTCCATGTGCCACATGACGTCTATGCAGACGTTAGTGTTACCACGAAGCGCTTTCTCGAAAGCAGCCACGGACTCGCGAATGACCAGTTCGCGCTTCAGCTCGGTCGTTGTCAAATGTTGCATAGCAACCTCCTTGACACAGCAGGACGGGATTGTCCTACAAAAAAAAAGAAAAAGAAACAGGGGGGACCCCGAAACACAGAGGGGGTACCCAACACCGCTCTACATCTTTTTAACACATAGAGAAAAACCATTAGTACCACTTTGGACCTAAACACCCCCTTATAGGAGATATTTAGAGGACAACTAAATGAACAATAAACGTAAACTGGAACTTCTCAAAGAAGCCAAACGTAGAGAAAAGCTAGGGGCATACAAAGATGATTTCGGCCTCTTTTCAAAAGAACAAATTAGGATTATTACAAAGAATGCTTCACAGGGTTTCGTTCCGTTTGAGTTTAACGAGGCTCAGTCTATCGTAAATAAAAAGATTGAAGAACAGCTAGAGGCTACCGGAAAGGTACGCGCAATTATTCTAAAAGCACGCCAGCAGGGTATCAGTACCTACTGCGCTGCTAGAGTATTCTGGAAGACATTCTTCACTCCCTACACTAGGTCAGTTGTGATGGCGCATGATAGCGCTACCAGTGACGCTCTTTTCAATATGTCGAGAAACATTATCGATAACATGGAAGAGCCACCAACACTAAACAAGTCTAATGCCAAAGAGATTTTATTTGAACATAACAAGAGTGGATACAGGCTCTACACAGCGGGTGCTAAAGAAGCAGGACGAGGAACTACCCCTACGATTGCCCACCTCTCGGAAGTCGGGTTCTGGCAATTCGACGAACAAATCCTAGCAGGACTCTTCCAGGGAATCTCTCAGGAAAACGGTACTGAGGTATTACTGGAAAGTACAGCTAATGGAGCCAGTGGAGAATTCTATCGGTTATACCAGGGGGCTATGAAAGGTGAGAATGAATACATTCCTATTTTCCTACCTTGGTTTATTACAGATGAATATCGTAGGAAGGCACCAGAAGACTTAGACTTAACAGTAGAAGAATGGGATCTAGTAGAAAAATATGAATTGGATAACGATCAGATTTACTGGAGAAGGCTAAAGATAGCAGAGTCAGGGGAGCGAAAGTTCCGTCAGGAGTATCCTGCTAGTCCTGAAGAGGCTTTTCTTGTCTCAGGTAACAGTGTTTTTGACCAAGAGGTTATTAACAGTATACAGGTTATTGCTCCTGACTACGTTAGAGAGTATGACGAGAAGAGTAGTTACTTCGAGGATGCTAAAGAAGGACACTTGGAGATATGGGTACCCCCTTCATTTGAAGGTAGGTTTATTATTGGTGCTGATGTAGCACTTGGCGTAGGTCAAGACTACAGTACAGCAGTTATTCTTGATAAGGAGAGACGGGTCTGTGCACTATTTAGAGATAACTTCACGGATCCTAGTAACTTTGGTGATATTCTATTCTATTTGGGTAGATACTACAACAATGCCTTACTAGCGGTAGAGAGTAATAGTCTAGGTATTGCTACGCTTAATCGACTTAAACAGATGAACTATGTAAACCTATACTATCAGACTAAGGCTGCTAATCTTCTCAATGAAGAGGGTGGAAAACCTGGTTTCAGGACTACTGTTTCTACAAAACCTATGGTAATAGGAAACCTTAAACGGGCAATTGAGGAAGAAGACGTATGGATTCCCTCAGATGTTATGGTTGGGGAGTTAAGAACTTATGTCTCAGCAGAAAACGGGTCAACTAATGCCCTCCCAGGAAACTATGATGATACTGTTATGGCTCTTGCAATCGCATTTGAAGCCTATAGAACGCACCAGCATAGATTAACTGATGATAATGTCTCTTGGAGAGATAAAGTAGGCCACTTAGTGGAGGAGAATACACAATGGCTATAAGAGGTGATGATAATCATCCAGGACTCAAGAACCTAGTGTCTATTAAAGACAGCGAGATGGCTGAAGAATGGCGCAAAAGAGGGCTTGAGGTAAGACGAAAGAATAAAGAGAAGCGAGATTTAGCAAAACAAACTATTCTTGCTATGAAATCCCTTGGAGATGAGGCGCCTGACGCTATGTCGGCACTAAACTACGTGCTAGTACAGGCAATGGAAGACGGGGATACAGATCAAATAATTAAAGTTGCCAGTATTCTAGCAGAATACCAAGCACCGAAGCTAAGTAGGCAAGATGTTACACAGACAAACCTAGATGCTTCAGACCTCACGGACGAAGAGTTACAAGCGGAGCTAGATCGGCTCACGCTACAGTAATGGATGACACTATAAAAAACTACCATTGTCCTCACCTAGTCTGGGCTGCTAGGGGTAGGAAAAGCCCATCTCGTTTTGACTTTAAAAGATTTAAAAGAAGTAGACATAAAAAATATAAGTGTCCAATAGTAAAGCAAGAAAAGCTAAACAAATAGGAGAAGACTATGTTGTTATTTAAAAAAACTTGGGTATTAGAAGAAGACTATAAAGCAGGAGAGTCTATTGATATTTATCATGATGGGTTCGGGCGTATGCACCTTGAACGTCATGTGTCTCCAGAGGAACGCGAACAGATTCAAAAGAAAAAACGCCTAAGACTTCTTAAAGAAGAAGTAGAAGCGTTAGAAAAAGAAGTAGCATAACTATGACTGTAGAAACATTTCTAAAGTGGAAAATCCTCCCAAGGTTTATGATGCTAGCTAGTACTATAATGTCTTGGCGTTGTGCTGAATGGTTTATGGCATTGCCAGATCCAACAGGCGCACAATCCGCTTTTGTATCAGTAGTTATGGGAGTCATGACAGGTGTATTTGGGATTTGGATGGGGCATGAGCAAAAATGATATGGTCTCTTATTTTAACTGCTTGTATGCAGACTAGCTGTATGAATCAAGAAATACAGTGGTTTGAAGATAAACAAGACTGTATAGAATTTAAACTACTACACGAAGAATTACCGCAAGATGGTAATTGGAGTATTGTTGAATACAATTGTAAACTGCTCAATGGAGTAAAAACATGAAAAGTTCGTGTGTAGGAATATGCAAGCTAGATGCAATGGGTAAATATTGTATTGGTTGCGGAAGAACATTAGACCAAATAAAGGAGGCTGGAAATGGCAAGAATCGAGGTTGGAGGAGAAACCTTTAGTGGGTTTAATAAACCTAAACGAACCCCTAACCACCCAACTAAGTCTCATGCTGTTGCAGTTAAAAATCCAGCGACAGGGAGACCAAAGCTCATTCGGTTTGGCTCTCAAGGCGCTAAGGGTAGCCCTAAGAAAAAAGGTGAAAGTGAAAAGTATAAGAAGAGGCGTTTGGCTTGGAAAGCAAGGCATGGCCCAGATATTAAAAAGGGTCCAATGAGTGCAGCTTATTGGGCTAATAAAGTCAAGTGGTAAACCCAGGAGCGGTAAATGACACAAGTAGGAAGATATCAACAGGTTAAGCCTGTATCTTCGGCTAAGAAACCAACAGAACGTAAGGTTCCTCTTTCTCAGCCAGGATCTAAAGGCTATAGCCAAAAGACTATGGAAGGCAGCAAGCCTGTCTATAGTGGTACGGGTGGTAAACTATAATGGGATATCGTTATAAAGAAGCCGTATCGGATGAAGAACTAGTTAACATTATTGAGGCAGGAGTTCAGAGTTCTTCAGGGGATTGGTTAAACAGTTCTGATCTAACAAGGGAGAGACTTAAGTCTACTTATGAGTATGCCGGAGTTGCAGCAGCACACCTAGCTCCTCAGGGCGTAAGTACTATTGTAGATACAAGTACTACTGAAGTAGTGGAGGCTTACACAGCCGTACTCTCCGACCTATTTTTGTCTAATAATAGAATCGCTAGGTTTATTCCTTACGATGACACTCCAGGGGCTTTTAAGGCTTCTAAAGATGCAGCTAACCTAGTTAACTATTGTATCTTTAAAAAGAATAAAGGATGGGAAATCCTACAGACTTGGATGAAAGCTTCTCTTCTCTGGAAAAATAGTGTTATTCGCTGGGACTACATCGAAGACTTTGATTACGTTATGGAAGAATATGAGGAGATTGATGAGGCTAAACTCGATGAGATTCTCTCAGATGAAAACATTGAAATTGTTAATGAGCTAACGCTCAATCCTACATCAGAGACTATTTCTTATATTGATGTAAGACTACGTAAGAAGATCGATAAGAGCCGCATTAAGCTAGAAGTTATTCCACCTGAGTCTTTCAGGATTAGTAACGAAGCTAAAGACATTGAAGACGCTAACTTTGTTGGTCTACAATCAGAGATGACACGTTCAGATCTCCGTAAGTTTTACCCTGAGTGGGCAGCGGGATTAACAGAACAGGAATGGCAGTCTCTAGGAAGTGACGAAGATTGGCTAGGTAGTGGTAACTACAGTGAAGATGTTGCTGCTAGAAAAGAAATTACTGGTCAGAGATACTGGCAAGGATACGAAGGTAAAAATAACTATCCTGCAGAAGCTAGTCGTGAAGTTACACTAACCGAGTCTTGGATTCGGGTAGATAGAGACGGAGACGGTATTGCAGAGCTTAAGCACTTCATTACCGTAGGGAATCATATTCTCTATGAAGAAGATGCTGAATACGTACCACTAGCTAGTATTGTACCAATTGATATCCCACATGAATTCTTTGGTTTATCAATGGCAGACTTTACCCGGTCTTCTACTCTTGCTAGCACAGCAATCCTTCGTGGATTTGTAGAGAATACTTACCTAACTAACTATTCTCCGAAGCTAGCTGATCCAAACGTAGTAGACTTCAGTGCGTTACAAAACATGAAGCCTAAGCAGATTATTCCAACTAACGGTAATCCACAGGGCGCAGTAGCAGCACTAGCACCAGAGACTATTTCAACAGGTACCGTACCACTGCTTGAGCATCTACAGATGATTAAAGAACAAGCAACAGGTATGTCAAAGGCTGCACAGGGTTTAAACGATACTCTTTATGTATCGGGTAACTCTGAACAGAAGCTTTCAGCTGTACAATCAGCTGCTCAAAAGAGGATCCAGCATATCGCGCGTAGATTTGCGGAGACTGGATTTAAGCGACTTATTAGCGGTATCTATGAAACGCTGTATGCTAATATGAAAGGTAAGCAATCTTATTCTCTAGATGGAGCATATGGAATTGTTAACATGAGTGAGTTACCTTCAAAGATGGACGTAGAGATACTTCTTGATATTGGTGAAAACTCTAACGCTAATGCTATTAATAAACTTAGTAAGATTGGTGCAGAAATTCTCCCTGGACTAAATCAACAGGGAGCAGGTATGGTAATTAAGCCAACAGCACCTGCTGTATTAGCAACTAAGCTTATTGAAGCAATGGGTGTTGATAGCAATGACTTTCTTGAAGATTACACTCAAGAAGACTTTGTACAAAAAGCAGCTCAAGCAATTGAAAAGCAAACTAAGGACGCTCAAGTTAATCAAGACATTGAACAGCGTAAGAAAGAAGCTGATGCTGCACTAGCAGAAGCTAACGTTAGTTATACTAATGCTCAAGCTAAAAATACTATGGATGATAATGCTCGTCAGTTAGCCGTATCGATTGATAAGCACTTCCAAGAGTGGGCAGATATGACTATTAAAGCAACTAAAGAGGGTGCAACTTTACCGGAGCATCCTTCCTATGATCAGGTTCTTATGCTTGCCCGTCAAATTATTATGGGACAGCCAGAACCACAACAACAGGAAATGACACAACAAGATGGACAAATACCGCAAAACAGCTGAGACGAAGCTAGGTAATAATAAGTCATACGGTAATCATAAAGTTCATCCTGAAGAATTGGCGCGAAGGGCTCATGTTAAGGGTCACTTCGCCGCCAAGGAACGGGATGAATTCTTTGATGAAGTATATGGTGAGGTTCTAATTGACCTCTTTATTGAATGGCTCAAGACGGAGCCGCATGAAACAAAGTCCCGTGAGTTTCTCTACAGTTCTGCTATGGCATTAGGAAGTGTTAAAGAGAAAATGATAGGCTTTGAAATGTATGGGAAGAATATTCCGCATATGATGGAGGACAACAATGGCGAAGCGAATAATTGATTACGCCCAACTTACTAAGAATTATGAAACTATGATTGATACACTAGAGTATGACTCTATGCGTAGCGCAGGAAAGGCTAAGCTTAATGCTGAAGTACTTTATTATATGCACGCACTTAAAGATCGTTATAGTTCTAAAGAACCTAAACCTGTGGTAACACCTGTTACTAAGAAGGGAGGTAATTAGAAATGGAAAATACCAATGCAACAACAGACTCTACCCAATTGGATGACTCTGTAGCAACGGGTGAAAGTCGAACTGAAGAGGCTATGCTGGCTGACATTCTTCGTAATACTGAGTTTCTCAGTGATGAAGAATCTCTACCCGATGAGCAAGTACCACAGTTAGACGCGGAAGACTCTGATGACGAAGACCCAGAAGAATCAGACGAGGCCGATAACGTTGATGATGAAGAAGAAGTCGAAGAAGATGAAGTGGAAACAGAAGATGCGGATGATACGTCTACCCAAGAAGCTGATGTCTACACTACTGATGACCTCGATTTGGATGCCTCTGTGCTCGTTAAAATTGACGGGGAAGAAGTGGCAGTATCCTTTAATGACCTAATCAAAGGTTATTCTACTGAACAACATCTTTCTAACAAGGGTCGTGAACTTGGCGAAGCACGTAAAGTAATGGAAGAGGAGTACCAGAGTAAAATCCAAGAGATTAACTCTATGGCTCAGGCTTCTGCTGCTGTGCTTTATAGTCAAGAACAAGAACTCGCTAAGGAATATCATGAGATTGAAGCAGCTATTGAACAAGCTCGTGCTGATGGCGACACCTATGAAGTTAATGAACTGAAAGATAAGCGAGAGCAATCTCAAAAACAATACTGGGAAGCACGCAAAAAACGTGAGTCACTAGTACAGACAGTTCAAAAACAAGAAGAAGAAAAAATAAATCAACAATGGTCAGAGCAATTGAATTATTTCAATGAAACAATTCCAACTCTAATCCCTGACTTTAGCGAAGATACTGCAATGGCAATTCGGGAGTTTGCTCTCGAAGAAGGAATCCCTTCAGAAATATTGGATACAATTGCAGATCCTATCATTGTTAAGTTTGTTGATGACTATCGTCGTCTTAAACAAGGTGTCTCTAAAGGACAAGCTAAACGTAAAACTACTACTGTTAAGAAAGCTCCTATTCGTAAGGCTAAAACTCGTTCCCAGAAGGAAACAAGTAATGCTGAACGTCTAAGGCAAAAAGCTTTAAGTGGTAATGCTTCAGCTGATGAACAACAAGATTTTCTTAGGAGTTTAGCACAACGCTCACTTAACTTATGATACCTCGGAGGTATATGAATAATGGCTAATAATCTTGGTGTTCGCGGCACCGGAGGTCCAGCAGGACCAGCTCGCGGAACCGGCAAAGACGTCTCACAGCGTGAGGATCTTGCCAACTTTATCACAATGATTACTCGTGATGAAACCCCTTTCATGTCATCTATTGGCAAAGCAAAAGCAACAGCTATCTACCATGAGTGGCAGACAGACCAGCTGGAAGCGCCAGGCAACTCTCGCATTGGCGAAGGTACAGACTGGATTGCACCAGACGCAACAGGCTCAGGCGGTACAGGTGCAACACCTGCAACTGGCAACAAATTTGCTATCTCAGGTCCATATCGCACTCGTCTGGGTAACTACACTCAGATCAACGGTAAGACAATTGCTGTATCAGGCACACGCCGTGCAGTAGATCAGGCCGGTGTAGCTGATGAGTATGCTTATCAGTTGAAGAAGCGTGGTACAGAACTACGCCGTGACGTTGAGTTTGATATGATTCACTCAATGAACACTTCAAACGCTGTAGGTACACAAAATGCTAACGCTCGTTCAGCTGGTGGTTATCAGTCTTTCATCAACTCAGCTTCAACAGTTGACTATGTTGGTGAATTCCAGGCTCCTTCAGCAGCAACAACTGGTGCTGGTACAGATGCAGACGGTACAGCTATTGCTCGTTCAACCATTAATGGTTCAACAACTGCACCTGATCGTGACCCAATTGCTTTGACTAACATTGACTCAGTCATGCAGAAGATCTATGAGCAAGGCGGTAAAGCCTCAAAGATCATGTTGTCACCAAAGCTTCGCCGTGATTTCTCTGACCTGATGGTTGGCGATACAGGCGTACAGCGTAACATTGACGACTCAGGCAAACTGCGTCAGTCAGTTGACATCTATATGTCAGACTTCGGTGATCTAATGGTAGTTCCTAACTATGTCATGGGTCTCACAAACAACTTTGCGTTTACTGGTGACAACAACGTTGCTCACTCAGGCGCTGGTGTTACTAACCTTGCTAACTTCTCTGCATTGATCTATGATCCAATGTGGTTTGCTATTGCAACTCTGCGTCCTCTTGCAGAAGTTGACGTAGGACAGCAAGGCGACTCAACTAAAGGCATGATGGTTGAAGAATCAACCTTGGAAGTCCGTAACCCATTGGGTTGTGGTGCTATCTACGGCCTAGAGTAGGTTTTATTGAGGGGAGGCTTTCGGGCTTCCCCTCTTTTTACTATAGGAGTATAATATGAAGATATGCGCAGATTGCCCATCACCAGCTAAATGTAAAGCTGCAGGCAAGTGTATGAAGGGTATGCCTTTACCTAAATCTAAACCACCTAAAAATGCTAGACCTAATCATCCAATGAATACTGAGCGAACTACTGGTTTAAAGATGGATCCTCAGTATAAATCATCTGGTGGTACTGTTTTTAAGGGGCGATAGATATGAAAATTAAATCAGGTGATACATTATCCCAAATTGCTAAAAGTAAAGGTATGACGCTTAAATCTCTACTTGCAGCAAATCCACAGATTAAAAACGCTAATCAAATTCGTGTAGGTCAAACTATTACTATTCCACCTAAGGCTATGCAAGCTGGTTCAGCTAACAAAAACCCTTATGCTGGAATGACACGTACTCAAATGGCTATGATGGACGTTAAAAATAAAGATAAAACGGCTCAACAAATGGCTACGCAAAGTATGCAATCTCAAGGCAAACAAGGTGGTAGTCGTACTGCACCTACTAAGAAAAACAAAAATACTGGTAGTAGCATGAACATGTCTAAGTTTGAAGAAATGAAAGCTAAGATGAAGGCTAACCGTAAAAACAGACGTTAATATAAACAAATAGGAGTACAGTAAAATGCTAGTTATTCAAGCAGCAAACGGGAATACTTACCCCGCAGAAACATGTGTATGGCGCACTGAACAGTTAACTTCAGGCGGTTATCGCCTTACACACTTTAGTATTCATAGCCCAAACGTACCCACTAGCGGCGGTTCATCTGTACCAACAGTTGCACCAACAGGTTCACGTTTAGGTTATATTGGTAAATCAGGTCGTTTTGTAGCTTATACAGAACCCGCCGCTTAATTAAGTAGGAGAGGACATGAGTAAAGAAACAGACTTTAAATTCTATAGTCAAACTGTAGGAGCCAAAGAAGGTATTCAGGCTGGTTTTGATCTTCAAAGTGGAGATTGGCAAGCCGTACAAGATATTTCAAAGTATAAGGAAGCAGCAAAACTTCAGCGAGATAAGGAAGCGTATTATGGTAAAAGTAATAATGGATACCGTAAAATGGCAACTATTCCTGACATTGTAGCTATTAAGATTCTTGAAGACCATAAGCTAGATCTACATGATCCTGCCTTTATGAAAGATCCTAATAACCTTAAAAAGCTTAAGACTATCTTAGTTACAGAATACTCCGATTTGGTAATTAATACTTAATTAGGAGGCCAAGAATGGCATTAACATACACAGAACTTGTTGCATTAGTGCGAGACTGGTCTAATAAGGATTCTACAGTTCTTTCAGATGCGAGAATAAAAGACTGTTTACGATATGCAGCAGATAAAGCTTACCGTAAACTTCGCGTATTACCTCTTGAAAACACAATTACTTATACTTCTGCAAGTTTGTTAACAGCTACAACTTCTAATAGTAATTTAGTGCCTAGTAAAACAGAGTTAACAATACCGTCAGATCTTATTGAGTTTATTCAAATTCGTGAGATTGATGCTAATGGTCAACCTACTAGGGTTTTTAATGAGAAAACTGATTTAAGAACTTTTAATGATTGGACGTCTAATAAATATAATTATTCTGCTTATTGGACTAGAAAAGGAAATAGTATTTTATTATCTCCTGGCTTTGATAGCTCGAATGGAGCAGACAAAGTAGAACTACATTATTATCGTAGACTACCTGCACTTAATGCACTGTATACCGTTACTCCTGCAAACTGGTCTGCTGGACTACTTGATACTTCTTCTCAGGGAGCAACAGGTGCTGTTCAACTTTTCTTTTCAGAAGTAAACGGAGTAACAACAGCTTATGCAACGCAAGCCGAAGCAACCGCTGCTGGTGGAACACAAACTAATGGCTACTTTGTTGGTAAATTAGCTTTTAACTGGTTACGCGATGAAAACGAAAGAGTTCTTCTTATGGGGTCTCTTGCAGAAGCATTTGCTTATCTTCAAGATGATGATCAAGCTCAAAAATACTTAGCTATGTTTATAGCTGAAATAGATGAATTAAATGCTGAAGACAATCAACGTAGCGCTTCAGGCGGCAATATTCAAATGACTTATAGCGCAGGGGGTTTACTATAATGACTATACCAGCAAATCCAGATACCTCCAATAGCGTAGGTTCAACTGATGATTCCTCTAGCGGAGGTCTTCTTAACACTGGCTCAGACACTATTTTAAATAGCATTAATACTGCTATTGCATCTAATGCTGAAGCAGCACAAACTGCAGCAACAGCAGCAGGGGCAAGCGCTTCTAACGCAGCTGCTAGTGCTACTAATGCAGCTACTAGTGCAACAACTGCTTCTACTAAAGCTAGTGAAGCAGCAGCAGATGCAGTTAATACGGCAGCAGATGCAGTTAATACGGCAGCAGATAGAGTACAAACAGGGCTTGATCGAACTGCAGCTAATACTTCAGCAAGTAATGCAGCTACCTCTGAAACAAACGCAGCTGGGAGCGCAACGGCAGCGGCTGGGAGTGCCTCTTCAGTAGCTGCAAATGCAGCAGCAGCTGCAGCATCCGAAACAGCGGCAGCCGCTAGTGAAACAGCAGCGGCTTCTTCTGAAACAAATGCAGCCACAAGTGCTTCTACAGCATCTACTAAAGCTAGCGAAGCATCAACAAGCGCAACTAATGCTGCAAATTCTGCTACTTCAGCAAGTACAGCACAAACAGCTGCAGAAACTGCTGAGACTAATGCTGAAACTGCTGAGACTAACGCTGAAACTGCTGAAACAAATGCAGCTAACTCAGCTACAGCAGCAGCAAACAGCGCGACAACTAGCGCAACTTCAGCGACTAATGCGTCAAACTCAGCTTCAGCAGCTTCTACAAGCGAAACTAATGCAGCTACGTCTGAAACCAATGCAGCTACAAGTGCTTCGACAGCAAGCACTCAGGCAACTAATGCTTCAAATAGCGCTACATCTGCTGCAACTAGTGCAACAAACGCTAGTAATTCAGCTTCAGCAGCCTCTACGAGCGAAACTAATGCAGCTGCAAGTGAATCCGCTGCAGCTACCTCTGAAACAAACGCAGCCTCAAGCGAAACCAATGCAGCTACAAGCGCTTCAACTGCAAGTACGCAAGCTACTAATGCTAGCACAAGCGCAACGGCAGCGGCTACTTCAGCTACTGCTTCTGCTACTTCGGCTACTGCTTCTGAAACTGCTAAAACAGCTTCTGAGGCAGCAAGAGATCAAGCATTAGCAGCTTTTGATAATTTTGATGATAAGTATCTTGGTGAAAAATCTTCTGATCCTACAGTAGATAACGATGGTGATCCATTACAAGCAGGAATGTTATACTTTAATACAACTGATAATGTAATGAAAGTATATACGGGATCAGCTTGGGTAGCTGCTTATGTGTCAGGTCAAGGGTTTGCTTCTTTATCAGGTGCTGACTTTACTGGCGCTATCACTGCGCCTAGTATTAACTTAGCTAGTACTACTCTTGTAAATAGTATTCTTGATGAAGATAATATGGCATCTAATAGTGCTACGGCTTTATCAACACAGCAAGCAATCAAATCATATGTAGATACACAAATAGCAACCGTTCCAGTAGGCGATATAACTGCAGTTACTGCAGGTACAGGTCTTTCTGGCGGTGGAACTAGTGGTGCAGTCACATTAAATATTGACAGCACAGTAGCTACGCTAACAGGTACTCAAACACTTACTAATAAAACATTAGGTGCAACTTCATTAACAGGCAATCTTACTTTTACAGGAGCGCAAACTGTTGATGGTCGTGATGTATCTGTTGATGGCACTAAGCTTGATACTATAGAAACTAATGCAGATGTAACAGATACAACTAATGTTACCGCTGCTGGTGCTTTGATGGACAGTGAGGTTACTAATCTTGCACAAGTAAAAGCTTTTGATAGCTCTAATTATGCTACCGCCGCACAAGGGACAACTGCTGATGCAGCTTTGCCTCGTAGTGGTGGGGCTATGACAGGGGCCATTACTACTAACTCAACTTTCGATGGTCGTGATGTATCTGTTGACGGTGCTAAGTTAGATGGTATCGAAGCCGGAGCTACCACAGATCAGACAGCCGCAGAAATCAGAGCTTTAGTAGAAAGTGCAACAGATAGTAATGTATTCACAGATGCAGACCACAGTAAATTAAACGGAATAGAAGCCGGTGCTACTACTGATCAAACAGCATCTGAAATCCGTGCGTTGGTTGAAAGTGCTACAGATAGTAATGTATTCACAGATGCGGATCATACAAAGTTAAATAGCATCGAAGCGTCAGCAGATGTCACAGATGCAGCTAACGTAGAGCCTCTGGTAGACGCTCATCTTAATACATCAACCGCATCATCAAGTGAGGTTTTGTCGTGGACAGGCACTGATTATGATTGGGTTGTTCCAGCTAGTGGCGGGATTAGTAACGTAGTTGATGATACTTCGCCGCAACTTGGTGGTGATCTTGAGTCTAATAGTTTTGATATCAAATTAGCATCTAATGATCGTTTGTATTTAGGCAATTCAAACCATTCTTCCATATACTCTAATGGCGCAGAGCTTAGGTTGTATAGCGGAGGTTCAACTAGAATTATTGGTAGTGATATAACTTTTGCTACACAAGGTGGAGGCGAAGAGTATGCTTCTTTTAGTGCGGATGGGTCTGTTGATTTATATCATAATAATATTAAAAAGTTTGAAACAACATCGACAGGCGTAACAGTCACAGGCACTTTAGCAGCAACAGCCGTGACTGGTGATGGAAGTGGATTGACCAATCTTCCGTCCAGCGGTGGTGCAGACCTTTATGCTGCAAATGAAGTTAGTGTAACAGCACAACCTTCAGCGACAGGCGATGATGCGGTTGCAATTGGTGACAGTGCGGTATCATCAGGAGCTAATGCAATTGCGTTTGGCTTCAGTTCTTTAGCAAGTGGTTTTAACGCAATATCAATCGGAAATGGCGAATCTAACAATAGCAACACAATCGCAATTGGTGGAAATAGTTTATCTTCTGGCACACAATCTTTTGCTGATGGTCACAGTTCTGTTTCTACTGGCGGGTATTCTCACGCCACAACAAATTCAAGAGCCTCTGGTTCAAATAGTTTTGCGGCGGCTATAGCAAACAACACTTCAAGCTATGGTACAAGTGGTAATAATAGTGTTGCTATAGGGCGTCATGCGAAGGCAACAAACACTGGAGCTACTAGTATTGGTTATAATAGTCAAGCTACAGCACAAGAAACTCAAGCTGTCGGGAGTAATGCGATAGCTTCAGGACTTAGGTCTAGTGCTTTTGGTTATCAAGCAAAGACTTTCTCAAGCCCCCAGTATAGTATCGTGTTAGGTCCAAATTCAAGTGCAAACGCAAATAACACAACTGCTCTTGGTTATCAGGCTCAAGCATCGACTGTAATAGGTCGTCATGGCTACGGTAATGGCTACTTTGCCGCAACGGGAGATAGTCAACACGGTTTGTTTATTCTTCGTAGCGACACTACAGATGCTACAGCGGAAGCCTTAACAACAAACAACAGTACAGCGTCTACTAATAACCAGCTTATTCTACCCAACAATTCAGCCTACAGTTTTTTAGGCACAATTATTGCTCGTGAAGATGCAACTGATGGCAGCGACTACGCAAGTTGGGAAATTAAAGGAGCATTGCTACGTGATGCTAATGCTGCATCAACTGTATTAGGCAATGGTATTCAAAATAAACTCTATGCAACCGCAGGCGCATCTGCTTGGGCTATTGCTTTAACTGCCGACACAACTAATGGTGGCTTAAAAATTGAAGTTACTGGTGCAGCGTCTACAAATATTAGGTGGGTTGCCACCGTTCATACATCGGAGGTGACATACGCGTAATGGGAAAAATTGAATTAGATCACACAGGTTCCGGTTCTGGAGTAACGCTAAGCTCTGACGGTACCGACCTACTGCTAGATGGCTCTGCGATTGGCGGCGGCGGTGGTGGTGCAGACCTTTATGCTGCTAATGAAAGCACACCATCGGCTCAACCAAGTGCAACAGGTACTAACGCAATTGCGATTGGTGAAGAATCAGTAGCATCAGGAAATAACAGCTTTGCAGTTAATACTCAAAATTCAATTAAAGGCGCAACTGGTTCTAATACAATTGCTATGGGGGATCAGGCTCTTGCTGAAGGTAGTTATAGTGTAGCTATAGGTAGATTAGCAAGAGCAGGGGCTAGTGCATCTAATAGCGTGGCAATTGGAAATGAAGCATACGCTACCGGACAACAAAGTGTGTCTATTGGTTACGATGCAACTTGTTTAAATAATAGTTATGCCTTAGCAATAGGCTATGATGCTTATACTGTTGCTGGAAATTATGCAACTGCTATAGGTAATTCTTACGCACAAGGTGGCGGTGCTTTTGCTGCAAACATAGCCAACAACACATCAACCTACGGTGCGACTGGTGCTAGTAGCGTTGCTATAGGAAGTCTAGCCAAGTCTACTAACACACAATCTTTAGCAATTTCTGGAAATACAACTACAGCAAGTGGCATTCAAGCAACCTCAATTGGAGGCGAAAACAATACTGCCTCTGGTACAAGAGCAACAGCATTAGGAGGTAGCACTAACTATGCTACTGGTCAGGAATCATATGCCTTTGGAAATCGTGCTTCAGCTAAAGAAATTGGCAAGTATTCTTATGGTGGATATTTTGGTTTTTCAGGAACTTTTGCTGGTGGTTTTGGTGTAGGTGGTTCACAAGGCGGTATGATGATTTTAGGAGCCGCTACAACAGATGCTACACCTACTGTTTTGCGTACAAATACAAGTGCGGCAGGTTCTACTAACCAACTTGTAGCGTTTACTGACACTTGCATTATGTTCAGCGGAACACTTGTAGCTATGCAAAACGGCGCACAAGACCAAGGTGGCTGGGAAATTAAAGGTCTACTTAAAAACGATGGCGGGACAACTACACTAGTAAGTAGCAACATACAGACTTTTGCAGATGGCAACGGTTGGACTGTAGCTTTGACCGCTGATAATACAAACAATGCTTTAGCAATTACCTGTACAGGTGAAGCTGCTCACAACATTCGTTGGGTTGCTAATATTTCAACTAGTGAGGTGACATATGCTTAGGAGTAATAGATATGGGTGAAATTAATTTAGATAACACTGGCTCCGGTAGCAGCGTAACACTAAGCTCTGATGGAACAAGTTTATTGCTAGATGGTACTGCTATTGGTGGTGGTGGTGGTGCTGACCTTTATGCTGCTAATGAAAGCAGTCCAACTTCACAGCCTTCTGCAACTGGTACTAACGCAATTGCTATTGGTGAAGCTTCTGTTTCTGCCGGAACTAGAGGAATTGCAATAAACATTGGAGACACTTCATACGGTGCTTTAAGCGGAACTACTAATCCTATTGCAATAGGTTATCAAGCAAGAGTAAGAGCTAATGTACAAAATAGCCTTGCTATTGGAACTAGTACAGATGTAAACAATGCGTATTCTACTGCTGTAGGATACAATGCTCACGCATTTGGATCTAATGCTCAAGCCTTCGGTTCTAGTGCTTACGCTGCAAATGACGGAGCATTAGCTCTCGGACATAATGCACAAGCAGGAACAAGAAGAGCGGTTTCATTAGGTAATTCTAGAGCAAATGGTGAAGATAGTTTTGCGGCAGTAATAACTAACAATACCACAACCTACGGTGCGACTGGTGCTAGTAGCGTTGCTATAGGGTATCAAGCAAAGGCCACTGGCGCAAAATCTGTAGCAATTTCTTCAAACACATATAGTGGCAGTGCAACTGCGTCAGGTGGCGGAGCCGTAGCAATCGGAGATGGCCCAACAGCGTCTGGAATTGGTTCAACTTCAATTGGTCGTGGTTGTACTGCGTCAGGTACAAATGCAATTGCAATGGGTCGTAGCGCACAAGCTACAGCGGAAGCTGCTGTGGCTATTGGCTACCCAGCTTATTCAGATGTTAAAGGCGGTATTGCTTTTGCAGGGAGTGGTTATTTTGGGTCGGCACTAGGTGATGCACAAGGCAGAATGTATATTCTGCGTGTACAAACAACCGATGCAACTGCAACAGAACTTGCTGAATCTTCAGCAAGAATTAAAGTTCCTACTAATGGGGCAGTTGTTTTTGATGGCCTCATTACTGGTCTAGAGTCTGGTGTTAACTCTTATGCTGGTTGGAAAATCGAAGGAATGATTGTTAATGATGCTGGTACAACAACTCTTGTTAACAGCGCAATAACCACAATTCATAACACACCTAATTGGGGTCTTGCACTAACAGCAGACAATACAAACAACAGACTAGCAATAACAGTCACTGGTGAAGCATCACACAACATTCGCTGGGTGGCGAACATCCGCACAGTCGAAACTATTTACGCTTAAAAGGAGCAAAATAAAATGGCAATTCAAAACAATATTGCAGAAAGTGCAAGTCAGTACGGCATTGCATTTAATAACGCATACTACCGTATTGTAACGGCAGCAATCTCTCGCCAACGTGGAACAGACCCGAAGTTTGAGGTAATGATTGATCTGTCAGGTTACGCTAGTAATTCGCCCACAGATGACACTCGTGAGGTAGACTTTAAACGTTATCACGCAAACCTAGACGACATTAATGCTAGTAGCGGCGATGCTTTTTTAGACAAGTGTTATAGCTGGGTTATGGCGCAGGATGATATGGCTGGTTCTACAGCCGTTTAGGAGTAGATAATGGCTTTAACGATTAACCATCAAACCAACGACATTAGTGCTACTAGTGGCAGCATCACGCTAGATGGTGCGGCGGCTGGTGGTGGTGCATTTAATTTAATTAGTACAACCACAATTAGTTCAGCAGTAAGTTCTATAGAGTTTACTGGACTTGATACTTATGACCATTATCTTATGCTGTTAAACGCAAGTACCAATTATAGCAATCTTACAATGCGCTATGGAATTGACGGTACATATGACAGTGGTAATAATTACAAAAACGATGGGAGTAGCACTAGCGGGCCAGAGTTTTCTATAAACACTTCGGCCTATAAATATGGTGTTTTTGGAAATCTTTACATATATGACTTAGCTCGTGTTTCTACTCTAAACTATCGCAGAGGTGTTTATACGTTTTATGGAATAACTGCTGGAAGTAGTAACAATAATACCACTACCAAAACCGGCGGATATTGGGGGCAACAAGGAAGTAATTGTATTGAGTTAACAGCTAGTTTTAATAACGGAACGATTTCATTGTATGGGATATCTGAATAATGGCTAATTATAAAAGTGTGAATGGAGTTTTAACAGAGTTAACTGAAGCTGAAATTACTGCGCGAAATGCTAGAGAATCTATTTGGGCTGTTGAGGAAAGCAATAGCGTTGCATTGGATATACGCAATCAACGTGACAGGTTACTTGCTGAAACAGACTGGATGGCTTTGAGTGATGTTACTATGTCTAATGCTTGGATTGTTTATCGCCAAGCTCTGCGTGACATACCAGCGCAAGCTGGATTTCCTGCAAGCGTAACTTGGCCGACTAAGCCGGAGTAAATAAATGAAACTAGAGCAGTCTGTAACCCCTGAACTTCGTGTGGCACTAGAACTAGAAGCACACGAAAAAGAATGTGCTATCCGGTATCAATCTGTAGAAGACAAACTAACTAATCTCGACAAAAGATTGTGGAGATTAGAAGCAATGATAATGGGATCAACTATAGTAATAATTGGTCTTGCCTCATCACTGTTGATGAAACTCTAATGGAGTAATTCCAGGAGTGTAAAATGATCGCAGAAACAATGGCAGGTATAGCTCTTGTTAAAGGCGCAGTAGATGGCATTAAAAGTATGATTGGTACTTGTAATGACATTAGCGAAATAGCTGGGCATATAGATAAATTGTTTGAGGGCGAAAAACAAGTACAACAAAAAAGAAATCAAAAGTCGGGTGTTGATAGCTTTGGAGGCATTAAAGGAGTTGCCGCTGAAGTTATTGATGCTCGACTAGCAGCTGAAAAATTACAAGAAGTAGCTTCACTAGTAGATATGCGATTTGGTCATGGTACCTGGAAATCTATTGTAAATGAACGTGCTAAAAGAATACAAGAAGAAAAAGCTAAAGCTATGGAAGCTAAGAGAATACAAATACAAAAAGCTAAAGAGATAGAAGAATTATTTCAAACTATCTTATTAGTAATCTCTATTATAGTTGCAATAGTTATTGTAATTGTAGTAGTAGTTAATATTATATGAGGAAACTATTATGTTTAAAGTCTTAGTATTAGCTTGCAGCTTGTCTGTACCTACAGATTGTTGGGAGTTTCACGATACACGTGGTCCTTATAAGACATACGATCAGTGTTCTTCAAGAGCTTACGAAATGGGTAACAACATTATGGAAATGCAAGGGTACGATTTAAAACCTAAAATGTTTCGTTGTGTTAAATTAAAAGGGCAGGAGTTATAAATGATACAAGCTTTAATAGGGCCAGTAACAGGACTGTTAGATAAGTTTATTCCTGATGCAGATGAAAAGGCTAGGATTGCTCATGAGCTAGCTACTATGGGTGAACGACACGCTCAAGAATTAGCTAAAGGACAGCTAGAAATAAATAAAGCAGAGGCTGCTAGCCGTAATATGTTTGTAGCTGGTTGGAGACCCTTTATTGGGTGGACTTGCGGCATTGCATTATTTTGGCACTTCGTAGGATTACCTATAACCCTATTCTTTGTTAGTTGGTTTGCTGTAGAAATTCCTACTTTGCCTGAATTTGAAATGGAAACACTGATGACTGTACTCATGGGTATGCTTGGTCTTGGTGGACTTAGGACATTTGAAAAAGTTAAGGGGAAAGCTAAATGAGGAAAAGACCAGGTCCACTAGCAAAGAAAAAGAAAAGCACTGTTAATAGTGCAGGTAATTATACTAATCCAAAGTTACGTAAAGCAATTTTTGAAAGATTAAAAGCAAGCGGTAAGTACGGTAAACCCGGACAAGTAAGTGCAAGGCTTATGCAAGCTGTTGCTAAAGAATATAAAGCTAAAGGTGGAGGTTATACAACATGAGTCCTCCTAAAACAAGACCGGGTGTTAAAAAAGGACCACTTTCTAAAGAAGCTATTTCAATGATTAAATGGACTGAAGCAGACTGGGGTACTAGAAGCGGTAAGAATTCTATTGTAGGTAATAAAGCTACAGGTGAAAGATACTTGCCTAAAGCTAAACTTGCTAGTCTCACTGCTAAAGAATATGCTGCAACAACTAAAAAGAAACGTGAAGGCATTAAGAAAAAGAAACAGTATGTTAAGAATACTAAAGCAGCTACAGTGAGGACAACATGAATATAGAGCAGCTTAGAGAGGAACTTAAAATCGATGAAGGATGTAAGTATGAAATCTACTTGGATCACCTTGGCCTCCCTACTTTTGGTATTGGTCATCTTATTCTCGATAGCGATCCTGAGTATGGACAGGCACCTGGAACGCCTGTCTCAGAAAATCGAGTTAATGAGTGTTTCGCTAGCGACACCCGAATTGTGCTCGAAGATTGCAAAAAATTATATTCAAACTTTGAGTTTTTGCCCGAAGAAGTCCAATTAATTATTGCTAATATGATGTTTAATATGGGTTATCCTAGGCTAAGTAAGTTTAAAGGTATGAAGGCTGCTGTAGATATTGGTGATTGGCATCGCGCTGCAGTTGAAATGGTTGATAGTCGTTGGTATCAACAAGTAACTAATAGAGCAGACCGTTTAGTAAGCCGTATGCGTAGTATAAAAAACACCCTATAAGGGGAAAATCGTCATTATACTATAGAGGTTTATTAAAATGAGAAACACAGAGTACAAAGGTCCATCGATGCCTATTTCTGAAGAAATCGATCGTATGAAATATAGACTACAAGATGAAACATTTGATGGAAAGATTAAACGCATTGCAAAGGCACTCTGTGATAACGACACGCATCAGTATGCATTAGAAGATATTTTAGGTAATCTAAGGTTTCTACCAGCAGGGCGAGTACAAAATGCTATGGGTAGCCCTCGGATTACTACCGCTTATAATTGCTTTGTTAGTGGTACAATTGAAGACTCGATGGATAGCATTATGCTCCGTGCTACACAGGCAGCAGAGACTATGCGCCGTGGTGGTGGTATTGGTTATGACTTTAGCCATATTCGTCCTCGTGGAGATATGATTGTTTCTCTTGAGTCCCAATCAAGTGGGCCAGTATCGTTCATGGGTATCTATGACGCTATCTGCCAAACTATTGCTAGTTCTGGTCACAGGCGTGGAGCGCAAATGGGCGTATTACGTATTGATCATCCTGACGTATATGACTTTATTCGCGCTAAACGTAACAATGATAAGCTAACAGGTTTTAATATTTCTGTAGGTATTACCGACAAGTTTATGGAATGTTTAGAAACAGGTGAAGGTTTTGATTTAGTGTTTGAAGGTAAAGTATACGATACAATTGATGCTAACAATCTCTGGGATGAGATTATGGAATCAACTTGGGATTGGGCAGAGCCGGGTGTTTTGTTTATTGATCGCATTGCTGAAATGAATAACCTATGGTACTGTGAAGATATTGCAGCTACTAATCCTTGTGGTGAACAACCGCTTCCACCTTTCGGAGCCTGTTTATTAGGCTCTTTTAATTTAACTAAGTATGTAATTGAAAATGAACATGACCATAATACTTTTGACTATGCTCAAATGTCAGCAGACATTAAAGAAGTAGTTCGTGCAATGGATAATGTCGTAGATCGTACTATTTATCCGCTGAAGGAACAAGAAGATGAAGCACGAAATAAAAGACGTATGGGGCTTGGAGTCACAGGATTGGCTAATGCAGGTGAAATGCTTGGATACCTTTATGGGACAGATAAGTTTCTTGCTTGGATGGAAGCTGTATTCAAAACGCTAAGAGATGAGTGTTATCGTACATCAGCAAACCTTGCAAAAGAGAAAGGAACATTCCCTTTATACACTGAGCAATACTTAGATAGTCATTTTATTAATACGCTAAGTCCAGATGTTATTGATTTAATTAAAGAAAACGGTATGCGTAATAGCCATTTAACTAGTATCGCACCAACCGGAACTATTAGCTTGTGTGCAGATAATGTATCAAGCGGTATTGAACCTGTGTTTAGCCATTACTACGACAGGACAATACAAACATTTGAAGGCCCGAAAGTTGAACGCGTTATGGATTATGCTTATTCTAAAGGTGTTGAGGGTCGAGGCGCTAATGATATTAGTGTACAAGATCACCTTAAAGTTCTCTTACTAGCACAAAACTACGTTGATTCAGCTTGTTCTAAAACTTGCAATGTAGGAGACGATGTAACGTATGATGAGTTCAAACAGGTCTATGTTGATGCCTGGAAAGGCAACGCGAAAGGATGTACAACGTTCAGACTTAGTGGTAAAAGGTTCGGCATACTTAACGAAACCCTGGAAGAAGAAACGAAGATACCTAGCGAAACTCAGACAATGGTTGAAGAAACGGGAAAGGCAGAGGCTTGCTTTATCGACCCGCTTACTGGCCAAAAAGAGTGCGCTTAACAAGGAGAAGTAAATGGCAGGTCAAATAATACCGATTAATGATATAGCTTCGGCTGGCGTAGTAATTGACATGCCTGCAGTTTCTTTAGCGGAAAACATGTTTACAGATTGTTTAAATGTTCGTTTTAGAGATGGGGCTGTAAGAAAAATGGAAGGTGAAGAGGCAATACCTACCGATGTAAATAATACTACACCTAACACAGATTCTATTATATATGTAGCATTTTGGGATAATCCAAATTTAGATCCAGGCGAAGGATATTACATTGTAGTAACTAAAAATGGTTCATTTGAAAAAATAATTGCAATTAAAAATAAAAATGAGGATGGTACTGATAATCCTGTTAGGCATGTATTAAAACACAGTATTCCTACTGGCGGCGTGTGGCAACATACATTATTTAACGGTGGATTTAGTTTTATTATTAATAATGGAGTTGAAAAACCATTATATGTACAAGATGTTGATGGAAATCAAGATATAACTAATCTAGCTATGTATGATATTCCAGGCTGGGATTCTTATTATGCTAACGAAGAAGTTATTTCTAGTGTATTTAACCCTACCTCGCTTGATACAACACTTGAGTTTGACTTAGGACAACTTGTAGAAACAGTAGGCACTAGCACCGATGATGCCGATAGGCTTTTCGTTGATAAAAATGTAACTGTTACTGTTATTAACGGCGAAACAGCTACAATTAGAAACTTTGGTACATTTTTCGGAGTAGGTACTGATTCAACTGATGCAGCTGGTAATCCAAATCAAACTATATTTACTTGCGCTAATCCACCTAATAGCTCAAATACAACGACAGTAACACTTTCTGTAGGCTCAGTTTTAGAAGGAGATACTGTTGTTATTAAAATACAATCTAAAACTACTGTAAAAGTAAGATGTGGTGTTATTCGCGCTTACAAAAACTTATTAATTGCAGGTAATCTTACAGAGTTTAACAGCACAAATACAAAAGTTATTCGTAGGCTTGCAGGAGTTGTTAGAACATCTGATGTTGCAGCGCCAGGATCTATGCCATCTAACTGGAATCCTTTTTCAGCAGGAGTAAGCACAGCAGAAGAATTTACTTTATCTTCAACTGGAACTGTACAAGATATGGCTGAGCTTCAAGGTCGTATGTATATTTATACTAATAACTCTATTCATTCTCTAGAACAAACAGGAAGTTCTGTTGTTCCCTTTTCTATTTCTACAGTAACAGATAGCTATGGCGCACAAACAATAGAAGCAGTTCAAGAATACGATGGTAAGCATATTGTTGTAGGTAGTGGAGATGTGTATATATTTGGAGGTCATCCTGGCTCTATTAAATCAATAGCTGCTTTAAAAGTAAGAAACTATTTAATAAATAATCTTAATAAAGCACACGAACAAAAATTATTTATTTTGCGTTATCAATTTAAAGATGAAATATGGATATGTTACCCTAAAGGAACTAGCACTACTGTTAACGAATGTTTAATATGGAATTATCGACTTGAGAACTGGACTATTCGAAGGTTACAAAACAATATTACATCAGGAGATATTGCGCCTTATCAAAATAATCCTAACGAACGAGTTCCTATTTTTAGTTATAGCACAGAAATAATGTATGGGGATAAAAGTTACACTAATGTAGCAGGTGCTGCATACGAGTCATACGTAGAACGTAGACGTTTAGCTATGAGTCCAGAGTTTGATACTGAAACGCTTGCTTCTATTGCTATGAAAATAGAAGGTTCAGGTGCATCCCTTACTGTAAATGTGTTAGGCACAAATATACCGGGGCAGGATGCAAATCCAACTACAGGAGTATCTAATACTTTTGTTGTTAATGACGATTATAAAATAGATATTAGAGAATCAGGAAGATTTATTAATTATAAGCTTTCTGAAACAGGCACTAATAGCTGGAGTTTATCAGGATTAGAATATGAAATCCTTAAAGGAGGAACTAGATAATGAGTATTATTCGTCCACCAATTTCTGGGGATAGCCCACAAGATTCTTGGGCGAATCAAGTTACTGAGGCTATTAACAAAGGATTGCTTGCTCCAAGTATCAATGCAGCATCTACGCCAGCTAATATTAGTTTAAATGGGATTAGTGCAGCTACTCTTTATCTTTATACAAGAACAGATGGTGCTACTCCGACTTCTATTGCTCAAGAGCTTACTTATAATTATAAATCAGCTACCTTTACAGGAGTTAATTTTCCTATTGGAACTTCTAATTGGGAGCGTAGTGCTTCAACTACTGCTAATGGAGATTATTTATGGATAACATTAGTTAATATTTCTGCTAACGTTGAAAGTGAAATTATACCAGCTACTAGTTGGTCTACTCCTACTATTCTTGCAGTTAATGGTAATAGCTCTTTTGTATGTGAAGCATTTGTTCGGTTAGCAACTACTCCGGGTCAACCATCTGGTGGATCATATGATTTTTCTACAACTACGTTAACACCTCCTACTCGAAATGTTGATGATCCAGATACTGTAGTATGGTCTGCGGGAATACCTGCAGGTAGCGATCCAGTTTATATTTGTACTGCTATAGCAACTGTAGTAGGATCTACTGGTACTGATGATAGCCTTGTTTGGTCACAACCTGTAAAAATGGTAGAAAACGGCGCAGTTGGTGCTACTGGTCTTACTGGTGCAACTACCAATATTATATTTCGGCGTCAGGATGGTGTGCCTAATAGTGGAAACGCTCTTTCGCCTTCAACAGGCATCCCTGATGGTTGGGAGGATATTTCTTCTGATACAACGGGCAATGACACATTATGGGCAGTTAGCGGGGTTAAAGCAGCAAGCGCTAATCCTGCAACTACTAATTTTACATGGTCAGAACCTTTTCAGCTTGAAGGAACATCAACAGTTGAAGTAGTATTGTATCGCGTTAATAGCAACTCAACCACAGGGCTTTCAAATGTAACCTATAACTTTAGTACAGGAAGCATAGATAATATTCCAAGCGATTGGTCTACAAGTTTTCCTTCTTTAAGTAATGGAGAGGTATTATACCGAGTATCGGGCGTAGTTAGTGGTTCACCTGAAAAAACTAATGAAAGTGTAAACTTTGGAACACCTATTATCTTTGCCCGAAGAATTGATGGAGATACTGGAGGCACAACTAATATTATATTTCGGCGCGAGGCTACTGCGCCTAATAGCGGAAACGCCCTTACTCCTTCGCCGGGAATTCCTTCTGGCTGGGAAGATATTTCCTCTGATACAACGGGTACTGAAACACTATGGGCTGTAAATGGATTTAAACCAGCAAGTTCAAACCCTTCAACTACTAATTTTACATGGTCAAAACCTTTTGAAATCCAAGGCGAAGCAGTAGCAGAAATAGCATTATATAGTCTTGTTGCTAGTGGTAGTAGTGTTTCAACTACAGGGCTTTCAAATATAACCTATAACTTTGCAACAAAAGAAGTAAATAGCGCTAGTATTCCAAGCGGATGGTCTGTTAGCGTACCTTCTTTATCACTTGATGGTGATAAAATATATAGAGTATCGGGCGTAGCTAGTGGCACACCTTTGGAACTAAGTGCAAGTGTAAACTTTGGAAGTCCAATAACACCTGTTGTCTTTGCACAACGGACTGATGGAACTGATGGAGCACCTGCGGTTAACACTGCAGTAGTTTATGCTTATAAATGGGGTTCGGCTGTAGCAACTGACGCACCTATTACAACCCGCACATATACTTTTGCTACTTCTGCATGGAGTAATATAGATGGTGGAAACAGTTGGACTCTTGGTGAAATTCCAACTAAAGGAAGTAATACAATACTAAGCGTGTGTGTTGCAATTGCTAGCAGTACAAGTGCTACTGACAATGTAGTTGCAGCTGATTGGTCTGCTGCACAAATCTTTACACAAGATGGCGCTAACGGCGTTAATACTGCTGTAGTAAATGCATATAAACGAAGTGCTTCAGTGCTTGCAGCAACTGATAAACCTAACACTACGAGAACATGGACTTTTAATTCAGGAACTTGGGACAACAATGATTTAGGTAACGGTTGGAGCGGAATAAACCCATCAGGAACTGATGATTTATATTTTTGCATTGCTGTTGCTTCTGCAAATACTGCTACTGATAGCGTAGTTGCAGCTGATTGGACAGCTCCTCAATTGCTTGTATCAAACGGCACTAACGGTGCTGCGGGTGCTGATGGTGCTGAATTAGAAAGTGGTCTAGTATACTATTCGACTGCTAGTGCTTCTTCACCTGGGACTCCATCAGCTACTGATTACAACTTTAACACAGGCATTTTTACAAACCTCACTAGTGGTTGGCAGACACAACCTGTTGTTGTAAATATAACTAGTACAACAGCTTTGTTTTGGTCTGCTCGTTATAGGATTACTAAAGGCCCAACTGATTCTACAGCTACAGTATCGTTTAATGCGCCTATTGCTTCTGTAAACTTTGGCACTAATATACAATCAGATAACTATGTAACAGGCAGTTCTGGCTGGCAAATACAAAGGGCTAGCGGTAATGCTGAGTTTAATAATGTAGATATTAGAGGTGGTTTAATAGCATCTAGTATTGTTTCAGCTGCTATTACTTCTAAATCAATTACAGCAGATCAAATTGATGTTGATACTCTTGTAATTGGATCTAAAAATATTCTTACATTAGATGGTTCAGCAATTGCTACACGTACACATAGAACAACTGTTGATGATTATACTGATGGACTTAATAATCTTATTGTAGGCTCTGGTAGTGCTGATGGTAGTGTTGTAACTAGCGGCAGTGCTACTACAGATTTACGTTATCGTTTTTCAGTACAGGTAGACTCAGCGTCTAATTCAGGAACTAATAATCTTAGAACTAAACGATTTTATTACCCTGTTTTTACTGCTAATACAGGCTATTCTATTGACGGTGGTAACATTGAAGTCTTTGTAGTAGATGATATTACTTCTGCACAAACAACTACTTTTTACGTTGGAGTAGACGGGGTAGACTTTTATAGCGCTGGGTCTAATAATAACTCAAGACAAGAAGTTCTAGGTATTGGAACTAGTATGTATTTAAACCAAGCTGAAATTCTTAGACTTATTGACCCTGCAGTTGAATTTAACGCTGCTCAAGCAGGACAAAGATTTGAAGTTAAGTTTACTGCAGATGGTACAAATATACCTTCTTTTACTGCTTTTTCTTTACAAGCCTATGCAGTAAACATAGAAGAATTTTTTGAACAATCAATTCCAGGTCTTTATAACTATACAAATACATACGAACAGATTACTAATGTACAGCTTACAGGCACTACGTCAACTACGGCGTATGCAACTTCTGTTGGCACAACTAGTCTTACAACCAATGGATCGGGGACTATTTATGGAATCGTAAGGGGATTTTAATATGACAATTAATGGTAAAACACTATCAACAGTACAGGCCTTAGTAACTTCTACTGCAACAAACGAAGGTGACTTTAGAACTGGAGTAGGCGATGTTTTAGCCCAAGTAAATGCTAATCAAGAAGCGCTTGCAATAGCGGTTAATTGCCCTCAGGTAGTTACTACTTTAACTAGCGGGACTTCTTATACAATACCTACTGGCGCAATAGCTATCTATATTCGTGCTTCAGGAGGAGGTGGTGGAGGCGGAGTTGAAACTCCAGGTCAAGGTGACTCCGATCCTTCTTATCCTAGTGGTGGTGCAGGTGGCGATACTGCAATTAGTAACAGTTCTCTAAGCCTCTCAATAACCGCTAAAGGAGGTACGGCTGGCCAAAAATCATTTAGTGGAATTACTGGTGGATCAACAGGTGGTTCTGTTCAAGCAGGCAAAGGTGCAGAAGGAGGCCAAGGGCGTACTGGATATGCAGGTAATAATATTACATCTTATCCAACTATGAGTGGAAAACCGGGATCGTTAGTAAGTACTTATATAAAAAGCTCAACTGTTGGTGGAAAGGTGTTAACCTATTCAATAGGTGCAGGAGGTGCAGCAGCAACGGGTCAGTTTTTAACTGCAGAGGCAGGACAGCCTGGGTTTATAGAGCTTTGGATTTGGTAATATGATAAAAAAACTAGAGGACAATAATGTATTAGAAGCTATTCAGCTTATGAATAAATCAACGCAAGATAATGAATATCATTTTGGATACTCTCGTAATGAAGCAGTATGGATAAAGTATTTTCTTGAGTTAATAGAAAAACAAAAAACAACCCCTCATGCACTTGTTATAGGAGACTATATCGATGGAACGCTAAGGGGTTTTCTTTCTGCTGAATCGTTTATTAATTATTACAATAACGAATATATAATGGATGTTAAAGATTGTATTGTGGATCATGACCATAATAACGCTTATACTATCTATCGCTTATTTGATGCTATGATTGCACATACTGAAAAACATGGTGGCAAACAATGGCGTTCCGACTCAATCATGGGCGAGCAAGAAGCCCTTGATTATGGTCGTTTCTTGCAACACCGCTATGATGCGGCACTACACGTTTCAGTTAGAGGCGTGATACAGGAGAAGTAAATGATTTTAATGAGTAGACTCACTGGAGATGCTTATGCACCTTATGGTGCGCGAACAGTGTATAAAGGAGGAGGCGGCACATCAACTACTGTATCAGGGATTGATGAAGAATTTAAACCTGATTTAAAGTATGGTTTAGGTATGGCTAAAGAATTGCTTTCTGAACAGGCATTAGACCCTTCAAAAGTAGTAGCTTCCTTAAATCAACAACAAAAAGATGCGTTAACTGCTAGCCAAACTTTTGCAGAAGATAAAATTAAAGGCACAGGTATTTATGATACTGCAGCAGCAGAGCAAGCTTCGCTTCAAGGACTATTAGGTAACAAAATGGGAACTGCATCAGCTGCTGGCAATTTAGGTTCTGCTCGTTCTCAAAAAGCTATGGCATCTGCTTTAGCAGGCCGTGCAGGTGAATACCAAAAACAGCGACAAGAGTTTGCAGATACAGGTGTACAACAATTAGGTGACGTAGGTTCTTCTTTGCAACAACAAACACAAGCTGAGTTATCTGCACAAGATACTGCGCTTGATCGTTTCTTTGGTCGTATTACAGGTGCAGCGCCTAGATCTACTACAACTACACAATCAGGGGGTAAGTAATTATGGTTATGCTAAGATTTCCTGATGATCGTGAAAAGTTAAAAACATCACGAATGACCCCTATGGAAACTCCTCGTCCAGTTATGCCTAAAAAAGATCCTTCTGTTACAGAAAAAATAGGTGATTATGCATTAACTAAGTCTACTAATAATTTAGTAGATACAACAATTCCAAAAATAAAAGATTTTTTTACACCACAAGTAACTCCAATTGCACAAGCAGGAACTGGTATGTCACCACAAATGGCTTCAGCAGTTATTGGTTCTGGTGCAGATAAAGCAGCGTTAGTTGCAAAACAAGCTGGCGCACCTATGTCAATAGCATTGAAAGGTGGTGCACCGGCAATGGTAGAAGCAGGGTTAGCAACAGGGGGGACTGGGCTAGGCAGTATGGCAACAGCAGCTATGGCTAGTCCGTTAGCGCCTATTGTAGGTGGACTTGCACTAGCTAAAATGTTTGGTTTCTTTAGTGATGGTGGTCATGTTGGACCATTGTATGCTGCTGATGGTAATCTTAAAAATGTAAATGAAGCTGTACAAAAAAATATAGATCGTTTAAAATTCCGAGGACTTAGTAAAGCATTAAATAAAAAATCTGATAGCTATGTACGCGGAAATCAAGAGAGAGAAGGATATAGCGAAAGCGATTTTGAATATCCTCAAAACGACAGGCGCAAAATGGGTAAAATGATAAATGAATTAAACCTATACGGCGGTGGTATGGCTGGACCATTATCTAAAGTAGAATATAAATCAGCGGGTGGTGATGTTTACAAATTATCTTATGGTGGTGGACCGCTAACTAAAGGAGAGTAGTATGGCTGGGTTTATAAGAAAGCCTAATACAGAGGCAATACCTAATCCTTTCGGTTATCTTAATAGTAACTTTGAAGGTTTATTTAATTATGCGCCAATACCAGTTGGTCCTTTAACTACTAACTATGTTGATTTTTCTGATTATGAAGTGCCAGAGTATGTAGCACCAGTAGAAGAGCCTGTCCAGCGATACCACCCTAGCGATGATAACTCTGAAGGAGACGGTGAAGGCGGTGGATTTTCACATGGCGGCGCAATCCCACCTATGTATGCTAACCAAGGTATGCTAATGGACGATAAGGAAATAGGTGGGTTTATAAACGAAGGCCTTAACTATATTTCAAATAAAACAACAGCAGCAGCTAATCAACCTGCCAAAGTAGCAGCAAAAACAGCGCTAGGCCAAGCGCTTAGCGCCGCTTCAAATCCAGTGCTTGGTACTGCAGCAACTGCAATAGCCGATAGCTTAATGGCAGGCATGTCAAATCAACAAGTAATAGATAAAGTTAATCCTTTTATGGATGCTCAGTTGTATGACGCCATTTATGATTTTTCTGATTATAGTCCAGCACAAAATGCTTTGCCCGGACATGTAGCAGTTCAAACAGGTATTAATCCATTAGCAGATGAGTATGCATCAGTTGGTGACTATGGGATTGATGACACTAATCCTACTATGGGCGCTATCCCAGGCGACTATTCACCGCCAGTTGCTAATATAACAGTTGTATCTAATCCTATGCCAACTACAGTTAGCCCAGAAGTAACTAAGTCTACGCCAGCAACTAACTTTAAAGCAGACCTTGAAGCAGCAATTGAAGAGATTTCTAATGATAACAACAATTCTGTTAGCGGAGATGGAGGTTACGGAAATAACGATGATGGCATGGGCGGCGGCTCTGGCGGTGGTGGTTATGGCGATGGTGATTCAGATAGTGGAAGTGGAACTGACGGTGCAAATTCCGGAGGTGGTGGTATAGATGGTGGTAACGATAGTTTTCGTTCAATGGGAGGTCGAATTTATGCCTCACAAGGTGGTTACGTTAATTCAGTAGGAGGGAAATAATGCATAACATAAAAAGCATTACTCAAAAAGACCGTTATGGTAATATGTTTTCTCTCGAATTGTTTGAAGACCAAAACGTACCTATGATGATGATGATTCCCGATATGCCTAATGGTTATAACGGTGCAGATACCAGTAATCATCCGGGGAATCCTAAAGGAACTGATACAGTCCCTGCATGGTTAACCCCTGGAGAAAATGTTGTTAACGCTGAAGCATCTCGTCTTCCTGGTAATCAAGAAAAGATTGATGAAATGAATGAGCAAGGTCGTGCTATTCAACAGGCACAGGGTGGACCTATTCCTACTTATGCTGCTGGTGGAATGGAAGTACCTCGTTATGATGGGATGTTAAATAGTCTTGGTCAACGGCTTGGTGATAGAGATGGTGGACCTATGTACTCGGCTGCTGGTGATTTTGTTACTAATAGTTTATTAGATCGCATACGCAGAATAGAATCCGGTGGTGATCCTAATGCTACCTCTGAAGCAGGTGCTATGGGTCAATATCAAATCATGCCTGCTACAGCAGCGCAGCCTGGCTATGGCGTAACACCGCTAGCAGCAGAAGATATTCGTGATCCGGTTAAGTCTCGTGAGTTTGCTAGACAATATCTTATGGGTATCGCAGCAGCTAATCCAGACTTTACTGAAGATGAAGTAATTACTGCTTATCATTCGGGTGTAGGTAATGTTCGTAAGGCTAAAGAGGGAACAGAAGCACTTGGACCTCGTGGTCAAGCTTATGCTGGTAAGGTTAATAATGCAGAAGTTTTCCCTCAAGAGTTAATTGATAGAGGTGTAACTCCTTCAGATTTAACTCAATCAGATATTGAATCAGGAATGTTTTCTGCTAATGCAGCTACATTGCCGCCTGTACCTACAGGTGGACAAGGCTCTGGTCAGTATTTACCTGATGCAGCTGCACAAGCTGCGGGTATGGGTGTCCCTGTTATAGATAATATTCCACCAGTAACATCACCTTATTCTGAGGATATTATTCTAGATAATAAAGGGCGTCCACAGGCAGTAAACCCTAATCGCATCTCTAAAGATATACCTAAACAAATTGCAGAAACGTTTGCTAAAAATGGTGATCGTGAAATGTATGATCGGCGTATGGCTGAATACAATCAAGCAGTTAAACAAAATGAAGCTAATCAAAAATATAAGAAAGAACAAGCAATTCAATCTGCAACTACTAGTAATGCACCTATCGAATCTAATATAGCTAATATAGATGCAGAGATTTTGGCGGCAAAAGCAGCAGGTAATACTGTACTTGCTGATGCTTTAAAAGCTAGAAAGTCGGAATTAGAAAAGGAGTTAGTTCCAGTACCTGAAGCAGATAAAGTACCGCCTAAACCAGAAGATACTACAGAAACAACGCAAAAGAAAAATGCTGCTGGAATGGTTATGCAACAGCTTGGCCCCGTTAATGAGATTACTCTTGAGGGTGAAGCAGGGATTAATCAGCTTATTAATTCTTTGCCTAAGGATCCTGAAGCTAAATCTAAGTTTGATGAAGTAACTAATGAAGTTGGTGGCTGGTTTAAAGATACCTTTTCCAGTATGTTTAGTGGACCTGAAATTGCTAGAATGTTTATTACTTATGCAGGCTCTCGCATTATGGGTTATAATCATGGTGACTCACTTAACTACTCAATGAAAAATTATGTTAAGCGGATTGATTCTGATTTAGCTGCAAGAAAAGAGTTTATTACTAATAAAGATAATCTTAAAAACTATACTGCAAAGTCTCTTAAGCTATATCTAGAGACAGGTGACATTGGTGTGCTTGAAGATAAAGGCGGTACAGTAAAGAAAGTAGTCCCCGGAGATTATTATATAGTTCCAGGAATGACAGGTATGCAAGCTGCAGTAGATGTAGATGGCGTACCTATGCTTACTGTTAAAGTTAATGGTAAACTTGAAAGGGTTAATGCTGCATCTATTGGTGCGAAAAAGGTAATACCTGAAAATTCACCAATTGAACTTGCTAAATCATTCGATTCTGCAGCAAAGCAAGCCTTTGAGCGAGTAAATAAAGGTGTAAAAGAAGAAAATCAATTAGTACCTTTAACTTCTTTAGGTGGCGCTGCTAGAGACTTGGTAATGGAAGATATTGCCAAAGAAGCTGCTGATACTTCAAATCAAGGAAGAATTAAAACAGCAATGCGAAGAGCGCTTGATAAATACGCTGATGCTAATCTTCAGTTTAAAAAAGATGATACTAGTTTTGGTGGTAGAGACCCTGTTAATTCATTATTATATTTTTATCGTCAAGAAAGAATTGCAGTAGATAATCCAGGCCTTAATATGAAATATGTAGAAGGTGCAGATCCCTACAAGCTTGCAGATCTTATGAATACAGTTCAACAAGAAGTAAATCAAAGTAAGACCGATGCTAAAGTAGAATTTAAAGCAATGAATAACAAGTGGAATAAAATACTTGAGCGTAAAAGAAAAGACCCCGATTATAATATGGGTAGCTTTGAAGATAAAGAGCGTACTGATGGACATACAGCATTTACTTGGTGGATGTCTCAAATCTATGCAAATAATCCTACAGCAGAACAATTGTTTAATGACAATTAAAGGAGTGATCAATGGCTGATGACGAAAAGAAAGAACGGCTAATACCTGATGGTAAAGGCGGCTTTAATCGCATTATCGATGGAGATACTGAAGTTGATGCTACGGGTAATCGTTATCGCCGTGAAGGATCTAATACGCGTGAAATTGCAACAGTAAAGAAAGATAAGTACGGGGAGGAGTATGTTGCTCCTCCTCAGCTTGGCGCTGCTGCGCAAAGCGAAGCTGTTGAAGAAGTTATTCGTAAGGGTAAATTTTATAACATCGAAGAAAAAGGTGTGGATAAGTATGGGCGTACTATTATTCGGCGCACTAACAATGAAGGCGAAGACCTTGATGAAACGCTTATTGCTGCTGGAATTGCAGAGCCTAACGCTTTTACTGCAGCCTCTGATTTAGCAAATCTGGAAGCAGCTAGGGCAAGACGTCAGCTTACGGGCGAAGCAACTGATTATGAGTTGCTTGGAGATAAAGTAAAAGAAGAGTTTGATAAGGGTGGTTTGCGATTTAAATCCACCGCATTAAATGAAGCTAATTATTCTCCGGATTATCATTCTTCAGTTGCATTCAGAGACCATGATCGTAATTTAGATAACGAACAAATTGGATTCTTTAGTCAAGCAGGTAGTTCATTAGGGCAATCTTGGCAGGGAATTAAAGAAGGCTGGTACGGCTATATGGATGCCACAGGCCAAGTCACTGGCATTGAAATGTTAGAAAACCTTGGGGAACAAGGGGTGGCTCGTGCTCGTGCAAATATGCGAGAAGCACCGGAAGTATTATTAGACTATCGAGAAGTAAACAATGTATTTGATGGCTTCCAATATGTTATGAATAATACGGCAATGGCAGCTCCTTACTTTGCAACTTCAATCGCAGGACTAGCATTAGCTGCTCCTACAATGTTAGTCGCAACACCATTCATTGGTGCAGCAGGTGCAGGCATGGTAGCATTAGGTGCTACTGCGCTCCCTAACTCGCTTATCTTTTCAGGACAAATCTGGAATGAAATGGAAGGCGAAAAAGGAGCAGCACAGTGGGCTGCAGCTACAGCTGGCGGCGTATCTATGTCAGTCGTAGAACGTTTTGGTTTAAGTAAGCTTATACCAAAAACATCTTTGTTGTCTAAAGAAGGAATTCAAAAAGGTGCTCAAGCATTAGTTGAGCAGCGAGCTAAACAGGTAGCCGCTGGTATAACTAAAAAAGGGGTGAGACTAAAACCCTTAACACAGCTAGAGGCTGAGAAGATACTAACTAATGCAGTTAGATCTGAGCAAACACGTTTATTGAAAGCAGCAGGTGCTTTAGATCCTGAAATGCTTGCTAGGATTTCACTTGCTCAAGTAGGAAAGGCTTCTGCTCGCGGTGCAGCAGTTGAATCAATTACTGAAATACTTCAAGAATCAATTCAGATGGCTACTGCTGCTGGATTTTCGGATAAAGTATATAGTGCTGATGATATTAAACATCGATTAATTAATGCAGGTATTGCAGGTGGAGCCATTGGCGGTACTTTTTCAGGAGTAGCTAGTGGTCGTAGTCAATTAAAAAATTATATGGCTCGCAAAGATAAAACTGATAAAGCGGATATTAATAAGTTAGAACCAGTAGAAGCAGAAAGAGTTAAGCGAGAGGCTGCAGGCGAGATTATCCCTAGCGTTAAAGATAATATTAAGGTAGCTGATGATCGGGCAAAAGTTACTGCAAGACAAACAGCTAGCAATTTAAGTTTAGTATCTCCGCAGGAAGAAGATGCAGCGTATATTAATAACACAGTTAATAAGTTTAAAAATTCAATTGATCAAGATTTAACTCGGCAGTTAGTAAACGATGCTATTGATTCAGCAATCCAAGATCCTACTTTAGAAAGAGCTAAGTTACAAGCAGAAGTAATTAAAGAAAAGTATGGTGCGGTTGAAGCACAATTATTTTTAGATGCTGCTCAAAGTAAAGTAGCTAGGCAAGATAAAGCTGTTAAACAAGAAACTGTAAACACTGCAGAAGACACGGTTCAAACAATGCATGATCGTTACAAAAGCGCTTTTGTTGGTGTTAAAAAATGGTTTACTGCTAATACAGAGTTGAAAGAATATGCAGGCACTGCTGCAGTAGGCGTTTTAAATTTATTACGCGGAGCAGAAAAAGCGGCTATAGAAGCTGTTGATCTTGTTAAAAGTAAAATTGGCTTAGACATTATGTCAAGAGTAGGTATGACTACATTTGGTCGTTTCTTTAGTGGAGACAACCATCGCGCAGCTAAAGATAAAATTGAAGGTCGTTTGCGCAGAATGGTTAATCAGTCACAGATGATTAAAAATGTTTTATTTAATCCTAAAGCAAGAACAAATGTTAGGAATACTATTAAGGTATCTAAAATACTTAAAGCATTCGGAAAAGCAGGAGGCATGGAAGCTGTTGCTGCTTATCTTGAAGCTAAAAGAAATGAAGTTGTTGTGCCTGGACAAGACTCTAAAATAATATGGGCAGACTTTAAAGGTGATTTAGATTATACTGAAGCACAAGCATTGACTTATTATCAAGCTGCAAAAGAACTTGATGATGCCTATCGAGCAATTCATAATGAGATTAATACTGCTTACACTGAAGAAACGGGAGCAAAAGCGCTAGACTATATTCCTGGGTATTGGTATAAGTTCGATGGTTTTGATTGGAAAAAAGTAAAATCAGATAAAAAAGGTTTTATGCGTTGGGCAAAGAAAAACGGTTTAGGCACAGATGAAATTCAATTAGAACAGTTGTTTGAAAGCATTACTCTTCGAGGGGAAGCAACTTTTGGAGAAGAGTATTCATTAGTTAGCGGCACTCAGCCTTGGGTACCCTGGACTTTTAATGAACGCACTCGGCGTATTAGTATTGAAGATCCTGATGGCTTTGCTCAATGGGCTAGCGATAATTTATTTGAGCAATTGCATCGCTCTCAACGCGAAGCAGCTAAATATTCTTCTTCAACACAATACTTTGGTCATAATGGACGTAAGTTAACGCAGTTATTTAATGAATTACGTGCAGAGCAAGCCGAACTACCCGATGGTCTTACTGAAACTCAAATAGATAAACTAGCTTATTATGTTATTTCAATGATTAATAGCGAGCATGGTAACTTTAACAGAGTTAAAAATCCTATGCTAGCAAAGTTAAATAGCATACTTACTAACTGGTCTATCTTTGCAGGGTTAACACTATCTGCAGCGGCTTCATTACCTGAAACTGTTATGATATACTTTAAAGTAAATGATGATGCTTTATTTAAACAAGCAACTGATACTTTATTTAAACAACTCGGTGGTGCATATAGTAAATTTTTAGCAGAAGAAGTTAAACGTTCTAAAGTTTACTTAGAGAGAACAGGATTAACTGCACAACAAAGTTCAGCAATTGATAGGCTAGCGAGTGGCGAAAAAGATATTGCATTTTTAAGAGCCCATGAAGCTTTCTTTAGTGTAATTGGGTTGACTACTTTTACTCAATTTCAACGTAGAATAAATGCTACCTTTGCTATAGATTTTGTTAGATCACATATGCAAACATTATTAAATGCACCAAGAAAAGATTATGGTATACAACGTGAAGAATTAAATCCATTTAGCACAGAACTTCCTGGAGATACTGAAGCAATTGAACGTGCTGCTTTAGAATCAGGCAAAGTTGAATTAGGTTTTGACTTTGATGAATTTAATTCAGAAGAACAAAGAGCGTATACATATCTTTCAAACTTAGGTATTGATGTAGAAGGTCTTTACGAAGCCTATGCCTTGTCAGAGGAAATATATCGTGACTCTTTATTTGCAATTGAAGGAGAGGCTGAAGACCCTTACTATGAACAAGTAGGTGATATGCCACTTAGACAACGAGCGTTAAATGCTGCGGTTGCTAATAGTGATATTGCAAATACTTCCAAAAGAGAATTGTTTCAAGATGCACAAAACCTAGATGACTTTATTAAAGATCAAATGGATACTGCAATTTATAATTTTGTAAATGAACGTATCCAAAATCCTCAATCAAGCAATAGACCTTTGTTTTTCCAAGATCCGCATTACCAATTGTTTACTCAATTCAATGGTTTTATTTCTACTTTTACTTCAGTAGTAATACCTCAATTGTATCGTAATCAATTAGCAAAGGGTACATTACAAGTAAAGTATGACACCTTTGTGTTAATCGTTATGATGATGGTTCTTGGCGGTGCAAGTCAGTATATTAAGGATGAAATAAAGTTTGGAAAGCCAAGCCCATATTTGGATGGTCCAGGGTATATTCAGCGTGCATTATATTCTTCGGGTGTATTAGGCCAATACGAACGTGCTATAGATTTAGTAGCTCCGCTGTATCCAGATAGGAGTAATTGGTTGCTATCTACTTTAGGCGGTGACACTGGACCTTCATCTAGGAATATACAGAAAGTAGTTAAAGGTGCCGGTCAGCTGTTAGAAGGTAATACTGAAGGCGCAGCAAAAAGTGTTTTGAGCACAGTACCTGTTACTAGCTCAATCAATAGAGTACGAGATGCCGCTACTGATATCCTCCATATGAGAAGTCCAGCAGCATCATTAAACTATAAAGATTCATATTTAAAAGAATTAATGGATCTATTATCTTAATTAACTACGGGAGGTGCTTACGGGCATCTCCCTAACTAGGAGATTAAAATGGCAAAAGGAAGAGCCGCGCTTGCACTACAACGTGGGGGCATTGACGATAAACTAAAAGTAGAACTTGAAGCAAGGAAACGCGCTCAAGCAACTCCAGGTGCAGAGTTAACAGATGCACAGCTAGATCAACTTGCGCTTGAATCAGGCCCAAGAGTAGATCCTACTGAAGATTTAAATATTAATTTACCTACCGAAGATTTGCAAGAACGAATGGTAGGCGGTTATAATGTAGGACCAGAAGGCGATCTTGCATTAGCTGCACCAAGCACAAGAGAGCAAGTAGGACAAGCAATGCGGGCAACTAGCTCGTTAACTCCTTATGCAGAAGAAATACAACAAACTCCAATGCGTACGCCAGAAGGTCAGCTAATACCGCCGAGCATAGGTACAGCAGAAGTAGTGGCTGCGCAAGATGAAGAGTTTAGTAATCAGTATACGCCGCCTACATTAGACTACTCTTTTGAAACAGGCGAAGCTTTACAAAGCCAATTCCCAGCACAAGGAACTAATAAATCTGTATTTAATAATATTAGCAATACAGGGGTTCGCTTGCAGGCTGCGCTCAATCGGCAGGGTTTACCCGCGCTTCAATCAAATGATCCTGTTGCAATTGAGTTTCAACAAGAAATGATTAAAGCTGGGGTAATAGACCCTGAGAGTAGGCAGTTTACAAATACTGGAGGCAATGCGCTAGCTGTTACTTTGTTAGAAGTATTTAAAGGTGAGCAAGATATTAAGGACAAGCTTGCTTTAAATGAACAGGATCCAGATAGTAGCTCTGAAATTGAAACAGCTGAAGACTTCTTTGAAGGATTAGGATTTGAGATTGATGAAGAAGGTGCAGTTCCACTTTCAGTTAAAACAGAAATAAATCCAGAATATCAGCGTGGTCAGCTAGCTAACTCTTTAGTTAATAAACTAAGTCCTAATCCACAGCAATTACCTTCGGGGGCAATGGCGGGGTTCGGTGGCGTAGAACTCAGTCCTCGTGTACGTGCATTTGCAGACACTATTCTTTGGTCCGCTATTCAAGATATGGGTTTTATCGAGCCGATTACTATTGATAATAGAAAAACTTATCGGATGTCCCAATCCGGTCTTACTTTTTATAACTCAGCCAGAGAAGTATTAGTAGACCTAAACCCTGGCAATGTTAGAAAGCCCTCACTATCTCCTCAAATTGAAGGTGTTGGTTTGCATCATTACTTAGCTCAAGGCTTTAAAAAAGTAGGTAATGCAGCTATTAAAAGTCGCAGAGCAAATGATGATTCTGTGCAGAGAAAAGTCCTAGATATTATGGGGCGTATGGGTAATGCATTAGATAAAACAACTACTAATATTATGAAGGTTATGATTAACTCAGTTGTTAATTTTAATATTGCACCTAATGGTAAAATCACTTTGTTGGCTCCATCGGTAGGTGATCCTACTCGTGGATTTGCTACGTTTAATGGTCAAATAGATAATCGTTTATTTTCTACACTACCAGCAGCTAAAGCATTGGGATTAGATGAATCAAAATGGATGGAGCATTATACCAAAGCATTGCTAAGAGTTGATGACGAAACAGCTAAAGCAGAAGCTAATGCTATTATGGCAATGAAAGCCCGGAAGCTTGCTAGAAATTATGTAGCAGCAGAAGAGTTTCAAGATAAAGTATTTTATTTTCCTGTTGCATACGCATCAAGCAATGAGCGTTATATGTATCGAAACATTGTTCTTAATCCGCAAGATGATAAAATCGTACGAAACATACTTCGTAGTCCTAGGAAAACAGTTGTCGATGTAAGTAAAACAACATTAGATAGTGAAATAATGCAAGACTTTTTGTATTCATTAGGTGAAGCATTGTTAACTACAGACGATGTGTTATACTATACTGGTAAACGTTTAGCACCTAAGAATATGACAATGCGCGAGATAACTAAGGTTATGCAAATTGCAGTAACTCAGGAGCCTAAGAATGACTCACCATATACTCGGTGGCTTCGTAATGGATATCGCTGGAAAGCAATGTCACAATCAAATCCTAAGTTGATTAAGTTTGACAATGATATGAAAGCATTTGATGATCCCGAAAGCTGGGGCGATCAAGTCAGGGCTTATATTGATTTTGCTAATTACCATACTGCAAAGTTAAACAATAAACGAACTGGTGCAAGCGATATTCGTAGACAGTATCCTGGTGCTGAAATCTCAGAATCAAAGTATTATATCCCGCAAGCAGATGAAAGCCCAGAATCAGAAAGGTTAACTCAGATGTTAGAGGATGCTAAGTTATCTGGAGATCCAGACGCTATTCAACAAGCTGAACAACAGATTGCAGCTCAACTAGGTTTAATTAGAAAGCCAATTGAGGAAACCGCTAGTACTAGGTTTGAAATAACTGTTGGCGCAAAAGCCGATGGACGACAATCGGGTATGGCTATCCAGGCAGCTCAACGTAGAGATATTGATTTAAGTAAAAAGGTAGGCATTATCTTTAATGATGAAGAGAATGTTATCCCAGAAGGAGATATTCGAGCCAAGTTTAATGCTAACTTTAAAGCTGAAGCAATTACGGGTGCAGCTTTTGTAGGTCAACGTGAACTTAAAAAAGACTTTTGGGGTGATGAAGTAATTAAATTATTAGATTCACAAAACGATAAATCAACATTAGAAAAAATGTTATCTAGAACTCCTCTCATGGAACATTCTTATGGTAAGTCTGCAAAGTTTAACTATGAAACAGTTATGAAGATTTTAAATAGCACAGGCTTTGGACAACAAGTATTAGAGCTAGCTAAGTATAGTCGGATTGAGGGTTATGCAGCAACGGCTGAAGACCCTAATGGTTATCGTGGTCTTGTAGAAGATTTTAATAGCTTAATTAGAAATGCTTTAACTGCTACGCTTGATAATATTGATCATCAAAAAGTATTACAAGACGTAGGTATTGGGTGGGCATTGCTTGGTGGTGAAACGCCAAGATTCTATGGACCATTAGGTAATGTAGTGTTTATCGGTGGAAAAGAAAGAGTAGGTACCGGAGAGATGATCAATGTACCTTTACCTGACTTTCCCGAAGGCTATCCTATTGAGCTTAAAAAGACAAGATCATCAGGCAGTTTGCGCCCAGCTAGAACTTCTAAACAATTTGATATTGAAACACTTAAAAACGTAAAGAGAAACCCAGATCCCTACGGCTATCAAGTTAGATATCAATTACCTGTTCTTGTAATTCAAGCAATTGATGCGGCAATTATGGCAAGATCTATTCTTGAAGTAAATGAAAATAAAAAAGAACCTAAGTGGGGTTACTTTATTCATGACGCTATTGTTTCGGATGTAAGAGGCATTAGAGATTATCGAGGTGCCTATAATAGAAACTTTAAAAAGATTGCAATTAATCCAAATGGAATGGGACATAATGCATTTCAAGGTGTATATGAAGCATTACAAGACGGACTTCGCTCACATGTAAAAAACTTGCTAAGCCCAGAAGCACCTACGTCCTATATCTTAAATCAATCAAATGAGTATAAAGCTTTGCATGATCAATTAGCGACACTCGATGCTAAACGTGCTGCAGGCAGAGGCTTAAATGAATTTGAAGCTAAATGGTATTCTATTGCAAAAGCTAATGGTTGGAAGGGTTCAAATTCAATAGTAACTAAATCGCAATTAGCCGCAATTATAAAAGGATATCTTGCAAGTTATGCTATTGCAAGTAGACTTAATGGTATTGCAAAGCTAGATAAAGAAGTGGAAGATAGATACTTATCGCAAATACCTAAAGACATTAGTAATATGTAGTGAGGAAATTATGGCTAACAAAAATTATAATCGAATGGCATTACAAGGCTTTAAAATTGATGATATGGAATTTGTAAAAGAATATGGATTAGATCCTGCTTTGGCATATACTCCGGCTATTAATGATGAACTATTGCGTATAATGTACAACAAAAATGTTAAAGGTTTGATCGATGCAGGTGTTAAAGAAGGAAAAGCTAAAGCTGATTCTGGAAGAGCACGTGCAAAAATAAAACAAGACATTCAAAAGCTACTAGTATAAAATAAAAATACCCCACAGGGAATCCGTAATGGAAACCTTGTGGGGTTTTTTTATTTAACAAAAGAAGTAAGTAGAATCAGCAACATCTTTAATAGATAGTTTACCGATAGTAGGTACTACTCCTTCGAAGCCCTTACCAAAGGGTATTGTATCATAGAAGTTTTCTTTGTCGTAGATACTAACAAACTTTTGTCTTGTCTTGACCATAAGATCTTCTACGTTACCAGCGTGAGCGCTATACGAGTCATGCACAGCAGCGAAGTCGCCTTCCCAGTCTGCTATAACAAGAGCCATATGACTAGCATCCATACTGTGTACAAAGTTAGGGCTAATGCCGCACATAAAGCCTCTACGATCAGGGATGTCTGTATGCTCTCTAATAACGTGCTTGAAGCGGATCTCTCCGTCAGGCGTATTGAAGCCATAACAGTCTACCTTAACAGGTCTAGTGCGATAACATTCATATATCACAGGAAAGCCTGAAGGGGTAGTCCACTCGATACCCTTGCCTCTATCAGTACCATACTGCTTATACCAGTTAGTGATCTCTTGATCAGCTAACCGCTGCAGATACTTCATGGTGTCTAAAGGACCGGGGCAAACTTCCTGGATAGCCCTAATAACCTGGCTACTTAACTCATCACAATCCCAGGTAGAAATGTTGTAGTCATTAGTGAAGCCATATTGATAGCAATCGCTATACATAGACTCAGACATTTTCTTTTGACCACAACTATAAGCACGAGTCATAGCTGCACGTTTGGCAATGCCCTTACGGATATGCTTCATTGGGATTTGTCTTTCTTCAAACCATTCAGGCATCCTGTCGCATAGCCGCTTAGCTATTTGTACATAGAAGTCGTTCTGGATTTCAGTAGGAACAAGCCCAACTAGCTTCCCTGTTAGTGAATCTTTAGACATAGCGCCTAGGTGTTGCCAGCCGTTATTAGCACCGTCTATGGGGATTGGAAGTCGAGTATAGTAGTCCCCATCCGTAGTACTGTAGCGGTACCACTCGATGCAACATGCTAAGAAAGAGATAGCTTTCTCGGCCTCTTCTGCGATCATTCGCATTTCGCCCATCTCAATAATGACTTCAATGTTCTTTTGAGTCCACTGAGCGCGATCCTCTAGAGTCATTTTGTCTACTGAAATAGTATCTAAGTTTTCTTCTTCGAGTACAGAACGGTAGTTACCTGTAGTCCACTCAGGAATTTCATCAATACTATATGACTGATTAAAACAACAAGCAGTATGAACAGCTAACCAGAAGCTAGCAGACTCATCAAAGCGTTTACCTTCATCAAACAAGAGTTGTCCTCTTGCAATGTCAGCACCCTGAAAGTTAAAGAAGGGTTCGCTATAGTATAACCGCCCACGGTAGTCTGCATCAATGTAGAAACTAAATGACTCACCTAGCCACTTGTCTGCAATAGCCATTACTTCTTTTATCTCTCGATTCTTAGAAGCCTGACGCTGATACAGCTTAGTGTTTTCTTCTTTATCTTCACCATCAAATGTTTCGTTCTTAACAAACATAAACATATTTTCTTTAATGGCTTGGTTAACTTCAGTGTTAACCCGATACCTTGTAGACTGTAGTCTATCAATTGCTTTTACAAAAGGTGCATTAATATACTTCATAAACAGGTGTTCTTTAGACTTATCCCAAGTTTTAATTACAGCCCTACCATTATCCTGAAATAGTTTACTGATAGGTGGGATTGGATCTGCACTCATACAAGTAGTTTTGCCAGCTACTACTTCCATCTCACCCCATTTATCGGTGGCATGGATTGTAACTGGCTTACGGCTCTTCATGTGACCTACTGAGATAGTCAGGTAGCCACACATAACAAAGCCTTCAATGATAAGATCACCAACACGAACATGGTCTCTAAAGTTAACGTTGTTACTGTCCCAGCCTTCAACAATATACTTGCCGATAGCCATTGAAGCTTGTGTAATAGGGGTTTCACCTTCTACTTTACTACGCTTAAAACAACGCTGGATAAACTTACGTCCGTAGATAATCATATCTTCGATTAGGAAGTCGAGCATATCAACACCATCGGTGTCGATCATACGCATAAGTTGTAGGCTGCGTCTAGGCTTAACACCTATGTTATCGCTGCGGATTCTCTCTAGTAGATAGTTCCGTATATCTTCCATCGTCCTCTTTCTTCCATACATCTAAGCCCCAAGTTGGAGCGGGTGGATTGTAAAGTACTTGTTGTGAACAAGTTATAGGGTCATAGTTAGGTTGTATTGCAATCAGTAGTTCGTATTTATCCTTAGGAAACATCTCCTCTACTTGACTGCGATCTTCAGGATTACATTGGACCCAAGCAACATAATCGGGTAAAGTCTCTATTCTTTGATAATGGATTTGCATACCCTTAACATACCTTTCTCATTGAGAATTTTAAATCCTTCTAGATCTTTTTCATACGCTTTCTCAACGACAACTTCGCTGATACCAGATTGGAGGATAAGCTTAGTACACTCGATACAAGGTGAGAGCGTAGTGTACAGTGTGGCACCCAATCCAGAACCACTAGTACGAGCGAGCTTACAGATTGCATTAGCTTCAGCATGAATAACAGTAGATAAAGTGATACCCGTTTCAGGGTGTTTACAGTTATTATCAAAGCCGCTTGGAGTACCGTTCCAGCCCATTGAAATAATGTTTCCATCTTTAACGATGACTGCACCAACTTGCGTGTCGCTGTCGTAAGACATTTGAGCAACTCGCTTAGCGATGTCCATATATAGTGTATCATATCGTTCTTCCTTTATTGTCATGGTAATAAAACCTTTGTAGTTATCGACCTTGTCCTCGATACTTTTTACGTCCTGCATATTTCTTTCCTGTGAAGGTTCGCTGCTTGCGTGGTTTAAGAAGACTAGCTTGCTTCGCCATAATTTTCATCCTTTACTCTAAATGTTATATAGTTGTTATCATAGTGCCAGTCAATAGGCTCAGTACCCCTTGATCTAAGACTATTTAATAGCTTAATAATGTCTTGACTAGGGGATATACTCTTGTTTCGTATAAATACTATTGATCTCATTTGATAATGTCTCTATTTTATTTGCCCTCATCATAGCCTGACTACGAAACTTATTACGTTCCGTAGTAAGACTTTCAATGATTTCTTTTGCATGAGCAAGTTCTTGTTGTAGTAAACCTATTTGATGATATAAAGCAGTCTCGCTCATGGTAGCACCTCAAAGTCAATGTTGTTGTTATTATACTCTAACCGCGTAGTCTCATGGTTGTATTTAACCGAACCCGCTGGTCCTGTCTTACCCGAAAAGCGGCTTTTGAGTACGATGAACTCAATAGTATTTCTAACTTCTTCATTTTCATTAGCCATATCTCTAGAGAACCCGATAATATCGAAAGAGATTTGCTTGATGGATCCAGAGCCTTTGATATCATCCATGCTAGGTAACTTACCTTGCTCGAATGTGGTACCGCCGCCCTGTACTTTCCGTAGATGAGATATAACTCCAAGCCAGATGTCATGCTTCTTAGTAATCTTAAGTAGGTCTGACATAACCTTGTCGATAGCCTCATTGCCAGAGTAACCTTCTGCGCCCTCTGATACTGCAATCGTAATGTGATCGAGAATAAGATACTTACAACCCATAAGAGCCATATATTCAATCTTATCAATGAGTGACTCATCACCAACAGAACCTTGGTGATCAAGTAATACAAGCCGTTCACTACCAAACACCTCCTTTGATGCTGCTTCCTGTATATCGAGTGGTACATCGAACTCTTGCAGGTTTTGTTTAAGTTTCATCTGAATAAACTTCTCTGCGGTATCGCCAATACTCTCTTCAAGAGAGATCATACCTACCTTATAACTAGTTTTATCTAATAAGTCAAGTACAATTTCTTTAATGACGGTACTTTTTCCGCTGCCAGTACCAGAAGTAAACAAGGTTATCTCACCGAAGCGCATACCCTTAGTCTTATCATTGATACCGTCTAAGCAATCCGGATAAGGAACTGACTCAGTAGCTTGTCGAGCTAGGTATTGTTCCCATACAGGTTCGTGGCCTACCACAATACCCGCTGGACTATAGGGTTGTGCATCCCATACAGCACGCATAACACCGTCTTTACCTGCAGCTACGTACAACTCACAGGGATCTTTAGCTACGCTACCTAAAGAAGCTATCTTTACTTTATCGATACCGATAATATTAGCGGCATCTTTGATAGCCTTCTGTCCTGCAGCATCATTGTCAAAGAATAAAACAACTTCCTCAAAGGATCTAATCCATGTCCGAGCATGAAGAAGACTCTTAAGGTTAGAAGCACTTGCTACCGAGATGACAGGATAGATTTTATTATAGTGGTCATACGAAGCTTGCGCGACCGCCATCGCATCGAACTCGCCTTCAGTGATGACGAGTCTCTTTCCTCCCGCATGAAAAGCGTGAACGCCGAAAGGCCAAACATCTTTAAAGTCTCCTACTGTCTTGAATTGTTTAGGTAATGTTCTTGTTTTGTAGGCAATGGGGTGATGTGTATCCGCATAATAAGGATAGTTATAGGCAATAATATTGCGGTCACTATCATAGTTAACACGAACACCGTAGTGTTCTGCAATAGTTTTAGTTATCCTACGGTCTTGTACACCACGACAATCGCCGAGGTTTGCTTCAAATAGCTCGAGGCTAGGTGTGTTAGTATCAAGAGGCATTTCCTCTTCCTTTCCAATTTCTTTTTCATAGTGGTTACATACATAACAGTAACCGTGTCCATCATCGTATACAGCAAAGCCATCGCTTGAAGGACAAGCGGGACAAGCTGTCTTACCTATTTCTTTACTCTCCGTATATTCTATCTTCTTTGGCATATCGAGCTTCCTTCCTTCGGTTTCTAGCTCTATCTGACTTCATAATCTTTTCAGCTTTCTGCTGCTTGTTATTGAACAGATCAATTAGATCTTCATCCCAATCTTCTTCAGTTACCTCTGAACGTTCATTAGGGATAACCTTATACTTCCTAATGTCATTGTGGTAGGGGTTGCGAATAGTCTTTGGCGATTTCAATTTGTCTCTCCATATCCTTCATTGCAGGTTTAAACCTAATTTCATGTACCCATTTATTATACCACTCATCAGAGCATAGGGCATGTGTAATCATAATCATATAGGCTTCCATATAACTAAGATCACCTTTCATTGGGCAAGAGAACAAGATATCGAAAGTAAAGTTCTCTTTACCTGCTTTAGTTATTTTTTCGTTGAGTTCTGAGGAAGAACTAGTATAGCCCTTCCAGCTAGTATGCAGTGTTTTAACGCCGATATAGCGTCTATCATTACGTTTATCCGTGATGATATAAAGAAAGCCATGATGTGATTCATCAAAGACCTCTGGATTAAGAATATTCCAGTGACTTTCTACTTCAATGTGACCCCGAGGATCGTCAGCAATCGTTGGTGTCTTACCCTGATAAAAGAAAACAGTGATTGGACCTTTAAATCCTTTCTTTAGTTTAAAGCGTTTCTTATTTCTACGCTTACACCGTATTTCACCGTGTTCTTTTGTGATAATGCCACACCAGTCGTTACTATCGAACTGAGTAACACGTTCAACTTGTACGTTATGCCAACGTTCATGGTTGTTAAATCGAGAAGTAGTCATCATGACTCCTTAGAATATGAATACCGTTTGCTGTTTCCAATAGCTTTTCTTTCCAGTCAACACGACCGTATTTAGCTCTGTATGCAGCAAGTACTCTATGTTTACGTCTACCTAGCGGTACACCGTTAAGCATCTTCTCTGCTTTCTTTGGCCCTACTTTAGGTAGCCCTGGAAGGTTATCTGTTGGATCACCCTTTAACATCTGAGTCCAATAAAATAAATCAGCTGCGTCAACATCAATCTCATAGAAGGTCTCCTTATGAGGGTTGTAGTGTTTCCCCGGAATACAATCAAGATCCTTATCGATATGTACTATAGTAAAGTCTACGTTGAGTGATGCACACTCAGTAGCTTTAATACGTACCATGTCATCAGCCTCCATACCATCTGAAGGTATAG